CGGTAATGCCAGCCAATTAACTGGTATTAGCTCAAGCAAAATTTATAATGGCACATCAGAAGCAAACATTGGAGCCAGTGGAGGTAATGCTAATATTTCAATTGGTGGAGTTGCTAACGTTGTAGTTGTTACTAGCACAGGTGCAAATATTACAGGTACATTGAATGCTACAGGTAATGCTACCTTTGGTAATATTACTGCAACAAATTCGTCTGCTACATTAACCACAGCCGCACAACCTAACATTACATCACTTGGTACGTTGACATCATTGAGTGTAACTGGCAATATCGCAGGCGGCAATTTATCAGGTACAAGTATTGTTGGTACATTAACTACTGCCTCTCAAACTAATATCACTAGTGTTGGTACTCTTGGATCTTTAACAGTTAGTGGTGCAATTACAGTCAACTCGGGTGCAGCCGCAACTGCTATTGTCAATGGTGCCACAACTGGCGTTGGTAATATTGGTAGCTCAACTACTACATTCAATACAGTGTTTGCCAAGGCCACCACAGCACAATACGCTGACTTGGCAGAAAAGTACACAGCTGACGCTGAATATGCACCTGGGACAGTTTTGCATTTTGGTGGTTCAGCAGAGGTTACACTTTGCGATATAGACATGTGCTCTAGAGTAGCAGGTGTTGTCACAACAGATCCAGCTTACTTAATGAACAGCCACTTAGAGTCTGCGCACACCGCGGCAATTGCGTTGCAAGGACGTGTGCCAACCAAGGTAATGGGCACAACACGCAAAGGTGACATGATGGTGTCTACTGGTAACGGATATGCACGAGCTGAAGCCAATCCCAAGATTGGTACTGTTATCGGCAAAGCTCTAGAAGACTTTGACGGGGATATAGGAACTATTGAAGTTGCAGTGGGACGTATATAAAAAAATAGGTACTGCAAAGTACCTATTTTGTTGAGTGTAATCGATTTTTTAGTATTGATAACTTGGCTTGTACAACATCAAAGTTTACAGTGTTCCATAATCCAGGGTGTAGAGGACGCGGTAACGATCCAGACGCAAGCCAAGCATACCCCACATGTTCATGGTTTAAGGTTGGTTGAAACTCGGTGGCCACACAAGAAAAAAATGTATGGTAAGAAAACTTACCATCGGGAGATGTAAACATTTCCAAGGGAACAAGGCTAACATGCTCGGGCATGAATCCTAGTTCTTCCTCGCACTCTCTAACCATGGCATCATGCAGGCTTTCTCCTGCTTCTACTTTGCCACCTGGCAGCCCCCAGGTTCCTGGATGTCGTGTGTCTTGGCGCATAAGGTACAGGTACCGGTCAGTATCGGCACAATAAAACCAAACGCCAACAGCATTTACAGTACTAAACTCCATTCTCCTCCAGGATACAAACCTTCATAACTCTTGACCCATTCCGTGCCAGTCCAGCGATACTGTAATCCAGTAGTGATATTTGTTACAAATTGTGCATTATCAAAATGTGCACCTGCTTCAAATGATACTACCCACTCGTTAAATGTGCCATCATATTCAATGATATCATTTGCCTTGGCCTGGCATTGTCCCCAAGCAGTTGGCGGCACAGGGTTATCGTAGTTACCTATTGCATTCAACAACAGATATCTTTGTCCCATGTGAGCTGGCGGTAATCCTGAACCTGGACCAGATAGCAACGGATCAATAACAGCATCAATCGGGGGTAATGTGTTTTGTGGTATAGTATCCTGATCAACTTCAAATAGCAAAAATCTATCATCAGTTGGATCGTAACTGACAAATCCAATAATTTCGTTATCATCCCAGGGGTTGTCCAATCGCACTTGGCTCACGCCAGGTCTTAGTGTACCATACAAGCCCACAATTGAATTCCAAAATTCATTACTGGGCGGATTGTCTTGAGTCTCGGTATTGTCATTTCCGGGTACAATTGTTGCTGATTGTTTTAGTGCTTGCAACTTGTTACCAATTAGCAATACTTGATAACCATAAGGTGTAAGTTTTTGTCTTGTGCCCAACAACAGATCATTATTCAATATAGCATTGGCCGCATCGCCTTGTGCATCGTACACTGACATAATGATACGTTCTACCACACCCAGCTTCTTGACCTTGGCTGGACTGGAAATCCATATGGGTAAAGAAAATGTCATGGTCATGATGTCGATGGGATTTTCAGTCCCCATGGGAATACTTCTGCTGGTCCAAGTTGTTGACTGTAATTCAACAACGCTCAAACTGGTCCAATCAAGAAAGTTATCAGTTGACTGTATTTCCAGTGCTGGGTTAAACAATGTGGCAATTTGTTCAAACAATTGAAATTTTTGATTGGTGTTTGAAGTCCAAAAATCACAATTGATAGTCATCTTGTAAGGCACAGGCATTAACCGTTCGATAGTAAATGCATTGCCTTGTGTGGTTTCATATGAGTCGGTTGCAGGATCGTACGTTCTCTGTCGCACTTGTTGTTTGCTTACAAAGTACGGTTCTTGCATCCTTGGACGATCATATTCCATGCCCGTGATGTAAAACGTAATTAACGGAGTTGAAGGTAACGCACTAGCAGAGTTCTGTTGTAGTATAGTTTGTGCTTGGCGAGTAGCATCACCGTAACGCACAGGAACTCTAATCAAAGTCCCGGCATTGGGGTTGTTACTACCATATTCAATTTGAAAGTTGCTAAAAATTCGAGCAAACTGTAACAGGAATCGTCGTATCTGCTCGTCATAAAAAAATTGTTGCATTAATTATCGTCCTGGTGGTCTTGGATTTGGTGGCTTGTTGCCATTTTGGTCACCATTGTCAGCTCTAGGCTTTAGCAACTCACTAAGGCTCTGACGACTTGGAATATTGCCCAAGTCTGTTGTTGACACAGTGTATGTATTGTTAACAAAGCCCGAGCGTAAAGTTTGATTCATCGGACCATTGGTTAGATTTGTTCTAACATTGTCTTCTATCTTGACCCAGGTTGCACCATTGAAACGGAACAATCTATTGGGGAAATAATCTAGTCGCAAACAATATGCACCGGATTGCGGATTAGGTGGGAAGCTTACGCCGGGAGTTACAGGCAACCCATTGGGTGCAATTCCGTCACCGGTCAAGTAGCCCATGGTATAACCATCGGCTCTAGGAGTTACAGCAGCCTCATCTGCTTGAATGTAACTAGAGTCCACAGTAATAGTAGTAGTCTCAGTAACTGGCTGAACAGTGGATACAGTATAAGAAATTGTATCTGAGTCACCTAACATTTGCATATTCCAATTGCTACCATCATATCGATACAGTCGACTAGGGAAGAAGTCCAACCGCAATGCATAATCGTTCACTGCTGGGTCAGCTGGAAACGCTATACCAATGGTGGCATTTACGGGGGTCTGACCAGTACGATTAACTTCGCCAGTGGTGTATTGAACTGGTGTAGTGATAGTAGTTGTTGCAGGAAACTCGTTGGTAGAACCGTCGGCAGTGACCCCTGCAGGATCAGCTGGTGAACCATCTTCATTGGTGGGTAATATGTAAAATTTTACAGTATCGTAGCCAGATAAAGGAACTTCAAGTTCGGCTTGTGCCAACAATGCATCATTAATTTCGAGATCTTTAGGTCTAGTACTTGCCACATCAGCCTCTGTTGGTGGATCAATTGGTTCCCAGTAATCGGTGTCTGTGATTTCTGTTCCTACTGGTGTATCTATTTTGGCTCTAAAATACTTGTCGCCATAATTTACAATACTGCCTGCTGGGTAAAAATTACCTGGATCCCAAATTTGTTCTGATATAAATGGTTTGTTGATAATTTCTTGGTATTCTTGTGCGTTGACCATGGGGGTGGCCTTGACTCGCCACAAGTGTGGCATCCAAGTTTGAGAGAAGCCTTCGCTGGCAAAATTAGCGTCTTGTATAACATAGTATCTAGGAAGTGCTCGGGGTATAGCAGGATCCAACGGATTCATATCACGCAAATTGGGCACTTCTAAAACATCACCACTCATGAGCTTGCGCCCAAATGTGTCAATCATGTCGTTGTAATGAAAGGTAATGAACAATGTGTCATTGTTTAAAAACAATCCAAATTGTGTAAGATCAAAATCAATGTCTTGTGATCGATACACACCGCGCATTTGATACACGTCTGGATCATAGGCTCTATCTCGATTTTCCAACAGCAACAAGTCTTGTATAAACAACGGATCTTCTGTTGGGTATTGCGGTTGTGTGACATCATAGTTGCCGCTCTCAAGCGAGTCCTCACCAGCAGTTTTTGGTCCCAGGTATTTGTGTACGTAGAGATCCAGCCCGCCTACGGTGTACATTTCCGAGATGGTTTTATCAAAAAATTTGTAATCATTCGTCCTATTAGGACGCCACATACTGAGTCTTGGCATAGTGATGTATTTATAGAAAATTCGGTTGACCAGAAATACGCAAATTGCTATAATTATGGCTTAACAACAAAGGAGCCGTATGCTTACAGATGCACAGTCAAATTTAATCAATAATACTAAAGTTTACACTTTAGATTACGAAGCCGAGGCAATCAAAAGCTACAATGCCGGCGAGGGAGATAAAATGGACCAGCTCGAGGCCCGGGCAGATGCCATCATCACCGAGCTCACAAGCTACGACATGCGTGACGATTTGGGCGGTATCACAGTGTATTTTCGAGGTAAAACTTTAGTAGCATTTTACGATTACGAGCAGTTTAGGGGTACTGTGTTCTAAAAACAACACCTATAGCAGTGATTGACAGCAAAATCAATCACTGCTATAATTATAAAGTATATCAAATATAGGAGCCCACATGATAGTAGCAACAAAATCTATAAAACTTTTGAACCCCAGAAGTAGTGATACCAACGTCATGGGGCCAGAGCCCACTTGGAAAGTCCAACCAACTGAACACCGCATCAGCGCCTTGAGCAAGGCGTTTGGCTGGTACAATTATTTTTACGGCAAGAAAGATGCCCGTGACATGATTGTTAACTATTTGGAATTGCATGGACGTAAAAATGATGTACGTCTTTTACGTGGAGTCCCGGATTCAGCAATTCGATTGACCACTGGTTGGCTGTGCCGCATGAGCATGGTGGGACTAGAACTCACGGACCATGAACAGATCAAGCTAGATAACTTGCTCCGAGAACTTTTGGAAACAAAACAAGTTGAGGTAGCAGAAGAAGTTGTGGTTGAAGATGCTACACCACGAATCACTATCCAAGATCGGTTGCGTGAAAAAGTAAGCGAGTGTGCTGGCGAGCTCGAGGGCTTGTTTGATGACTTTATTGCAAGTGGCGCCAAGCTTAATGCAGACTACAAACCCGTGGTACTCATGCGTAGCCTAAACATTGCCCCACAGATGGTCAATGACATTAAACAAATTTGGATCCGTAAACAAGCCGAGTTTGATGAAGCAGTGGCAGGTAAAGACGCCGACTTGGTGCAAGGATACGGCTATCTTTCCAAAGTACAATTAAAGAATTGCGTGAAGTTCTGTGAGCTTGTGATTTCAGACTGTGGTGCCTATGTGCAGATTAAAAAGGTTGAGCGTAAGCCACGCAAAGTCCGGGCAGTGCCACCCGAGAAACGTGCCGCAAAGTTCAAGCACATTGTAGAATTTGCTGAACTCAAGCTTAAAGGATTGCCTGCCGCAAGCTTGGTGGACAAGGCAGAAGCTTGGTTATATGATACCAAGAAACGCAAGTTGATTCACCTTGTAGCCGACAGCCATACTCAGGCATTTACTGTAAAGTCCAACTCAATTATTGGGTTTAGTACAGTAGAAAGCCAGCAAAAAACTCTACGCAAGCCAGCAGATGTTCTCAAAGCCCTGGGTGCCGCAGGCAAGCCGGCCGCTAGAAAGATCTACAAGGACTTGACTACCACAGAAACACCGTTTAACGGGCGTGGCACAGAGAACTTGATCATTCTAAAGAGTTGGTAAATATTAGGGACAGGAGTCCCTAATGGCTGACGAAACACTAGACCCGCTTAAAAAACAACTGATAGAATACGTACAACTCCAACTTGGTGATCAAATTATTGACATTGAGTTGGACCCTTCTCACTACGAAGCCGCATACCAGCGCACTCTAGGCGTGTATCGTCAACGAGCTCAAAATGCATATGAAGAGAGCTACAGTTTTATGCAATTAGAGAACAATGTCAACGTGTACACCTTGCCTCAAGAAGTTGTTAGTGTTAGGCAAATCTTTCGTAAAACAATTGGTGTAACTGGGTCAGGTGGCTACAGTTTTGACCCATTTGGTGCCGCTACCCTTAATGTGTACTTGTTAAACATGAACCAGGCCATGGGCGGCCTAGCCACATACGATTTCTATCAACAGTATGTTGAACTAGCGGCACGTATGTTTGGCGGCTATATCAATTATACCTGGAATCCTGTTACCAAAAAACTACAACTAATACGTGACCCTAGAGGAAACGGAGAAGTGGTATTGCTTTGGACATATAATCTACGCCCAGAAATAACTTTGCTAAGTGATTATCAAATCAGCCAGTGGTTCCGTGACCACATGGTAGGCGCTTCTAAATACATCATTGGTGAAGCACGTGAAAAGTTTGGAACCATTGCTGGCCCACAAGGTGGCGGCACTCTAAATGGTGCACAAATGAAAACAGAAGGCCAAGCCATGATGGACAAGTGCATAGAAGATCTCAAACTCTATGTAGATGGATCTCAACCACTTACCTTTGTAATCGGCTAATTCTCGATTGTAAGTCAACACAGTCTGTGCTATAATAACGCATGGACATTATGATTGACATTGAAACTTGCGGAACTGGGCCAGAAGCTTGTATTCTCACAATTGCGGCTCAGTGTTTTAATCCACTTGAGCGTGAGGATTTTGAGTCCATGCGAAGCTACTATGCTCGTGTTGATCCTGGGAGCCAACCTGAACGACGAGTACAAGATGACACAATAGCATGGTGGGCCACACAACCTCCCGAAGCACAAGAAGAAGCCTTTGGTGAAGAAGGCAGAATTCCACTAGAACAGGCACTCCAGGAACTGGGCAAGTACATCTGGCACAGCAAGAGATTCTGGGCCAACGGTCCCACATTTGACGCAAACATACTAGAGCATGCTTACAAGAGTTATAACATTGCTTTGCCCTGGCAGTTTTATGTGGTGCGCGATGCTCGCACAGTTTACAGTTTGTGTCCGGGGCTTAACAAATACCCGGCTAGTCACCATGCGTTAGAAGACTGCCGCAGGCAAATTTTGTTGCTGTGGGACACATTGGAATATTTAAACGTCAAGGAACTGGTATGATTGTGGGTGTGTGTGGATTTATTGGATCAGGCAAAGATACAGTAGCGGACTACTTGATGAACGTGCATGAGTTCAGGCGTGATAGTTTTGCTAGTACTCTTAAAGATGCTGTGAGTTTGGTATTTGGGTGGGACCGTACCTTGATTGAAGGGCGTACCAAACAAAGCCGTGAGTGGCGTGAGCAAGTAGATGAATGGTGGGCAAAACGCCTAAACATGCCTCATTTGACTCCACGTTGGATCTTGCAATACTGGGGCACCGATATTTTGCGTAACTATTTTCATGATGATCTTTGGATAGCCAGCTTGGAAAACAAACTGCGCAACAGTCAAGACAATGTGGTAATAAGCGACTGCCGATTCCCTAACGAAATACGTGGTATTCAACAAAGCGGCGGGTATGTAATTAGAGTTTCTAGGGGTGAAGAGCCTTGGTGGTACGAGTTTGCTGTAAAAGCAAATGCAGGCAATCTAGATGCACAAGCAGTGCTAGAATCCCACAATGTACATGCTAGTGAAACATCATGGGTGGGCACTGAGTTTGATCATGTGCTAGACAATAACGGAACCCTTGAAGACTTGTTTACACAGATCAATGATCTGGTTCAAGATCTCCACGGCGCCAAGGCAGGTCTAGTTTTGTAACTTCTTGAACGCAATTCAAACACACTGTTTTGAGATTGCGTAATTCACAATTGTTGAGATTACCATCAACATGATACACTGACAATTGCCCAGTATACCTGGCCTTAAACCCGCAACGATCACATGCGGGTTTTTTCTTATACCCTGCCATATGCCATCGTGGTGAAACTGGTTTGAGTTTGCGTCCTTTGCGTATGCAAGCATCGCACTTGGATCTATAGTATGTTCGATCATACTTGTGATAGGCTATGGCTCGAGGTCGGGCATTGCAAACAGTACATAAGGGTCTCATAGTGTTATTTATCAAGCAAACCTATATATAGGCACCTTAACGGGGACTTCTTTTACCATTCACGGTAAATATCATTAGCAATTTTTTATTAAGGATTCAATTATGGCACTAGTTTCTCCCGGCGTACAAGTAACCGTTGTAGACGAGTCGAATTACATTCCAGCCGCTACCAATTCGGTACCTTACATTTTGTTGGCCACTGCGCAAAACAAAATCTCAGGAACTGGCACTGGTGTGGCTGCAGGCACCCTCAAAGTGAATGCTGGCAAGGTATATTTAATTACCAGCCAGCGTGATTTGGCTGCCACATTCGGTAACCCGTTCTTCTACAAAACATCAGCAGGTACTCCTATCAACGGATATGAGCTCAACGAATATGGTTTGTTGGCTGCGTTCTCAGTATTGGGCATTTCAAATCGTGCTTATATTCAACGTGCAGACATTGACCTTGCTGAACTAACAGCAAGTTTAACTCGACCACTGGGTTCACCAACTAACGGTACTTACTGGTTAGATACTGTTACTACTAGCTGGGGTCTGTTCCAGTGGAATGCTACTACAGAAGCATACACAGCACAAACTCCATTGGTAATTACCAGCACTACTCAACTTGACTCTGGCGCCCCTAGCGCCAGCGTTGGTAGCATCGGCGATTACGCTGTGGTTGCTACTAATTCAAGCAACCCAATTTACTACAAAAATTCCTTGAATAACTGGGTTGTAGTAGGTTCAGATGCTTGGAAACAATCATGGCCCACAGTACAAGGCACTGAGTCTGTAACTGGTGCTTTGCCAGCAGGATCTATTGTGCTTAATGGTAATACCATTACAGTACCTGTTGCTCCAAACAATTACCTAGACGACTTGGTTGCATTGATCAACTCATTACCTGCTAACCTTGGTATTTCAGCCACAGTTGATAGTAGCAACCGTATTAATCTTTTTGCCAATAGCGCAGCCGAAAGTGACGGCTCCACTGCTGGCGGCGGCGTTCTGCAAGTGTCTGCCAGTAGCACATCTGCTTTGTTAACAGCACTGGGTCTAACAGCTAATACCTATTACACTCCTGCTTTGCAACAAAGTCCCAACTACACAGTGCCCAAGTGGGGCAGTGCACAAGCTCAACCTCGTCCTACTGGTTCCGTTTGGAACATGATGACTGCGGTTAATAATGGTGCATTGTTTGCAGTTAAACGTTATTCAGCAACACTAGGCGCATTTGTTACTCAAAGCGCACCTATATATGAAAACGATCAAAGCGCAAACAAAGCACTTGATCCAGCAGGCGGCGGAAAAAATATTCCTGCTGACAGTTTGTATGTGCAATATAATGTTTCCCCAGAGTTGTCAGAGAGCTCGTTGTATAACAACACAGCTACATTTGACATCAAGCAAAGACTTGCGTCTGGACCAACAGTGATCACTGGTGATGACACCAATCCTAGTTTTACAAATGGCAATCAATTTGAAATCTCAGCAAGTACTGCCAACAGCGCAACATTGACTACCCCAGTTACTGCCACTTTAGGCGGAACAACTATTGCAGATTTTATACAAGCTGTATCAGCTGCCGGTGTGCCAAACGTGTCAGCATCTGTTGACTCTGATGGTGCAGTTGTGTTTACACACGCTCTAGGCGGTGTGATTGTGTTAACTGATTTGTCTACTGGCACAGCCGTTACCGATGCTGGATTTAATAACACTGTAACTGGTGTCACAGACGGTACAGGTGACTTGACTGGTTCTTTAGAGCTCAGCAACTGGGTACAATTGACTTATACTGCTAGTGCAAGTGCACCTAGCTTGGATCCTGCTGATGGCCGCTTGTGGTACTACAGTGCTACAAATCAAGTAGACATCATGATTCAAAGCGATGGCGCTTGGAGCGGTTATAAAACAGTGGATCTAGATATCCGTGGTTATAATCTAACACAAACTGACCCAGCAGGTCCTATTATTGCTTCTACAGCACCATTGACTCAAAGCGACGGTACTGATTTGGTATATGGTGACCTTTGGATCGACACTAGCAACCTAGAACTATACCCAGTTATCAAACGTTGGGAATTGGTAAGCGGAGCATCACAGTGGGTGACAATTAGCAATGTTGACCAAACAACCAGCAATGGTGTGTTGTTTGCTGATGCACGTTGGGCACCTAATGGTGTAACCAATCCTATCACTGACAACTTTCCAACTATTACTAGTTTGTTAACAAGCAACTACACTGATCTTGATGCACCAGATCCTACACTATATCCTGAAGGCATGTTGTTGTGGAATACTCGTCGTAGCGGCTTTAATGTAAAGAGCTTCCAAGTTGATTATTTCAATCCAACTACATTCTCAGTTGATGCTTACAGCAACGCATCTAGTTATTCAGTTAACGATCTTGTGTTGTATGAAGGCATTATCTACACAGCAATTGCTCCAGGAACTGGCAATTTGCCCACCAATCCATCTTTCTGGACTCCACTAGAGACCAATGCTTGGGTAACTTCCGCTGGAAATCGTTCTGATGGTAGCCCATACATGGGACGAATGGCTCAACGTCAATTGATAGTTGCTGCCATGAAGAGTGCTATTGATACACAAGACACATTGCGTGAAGAACAAAACGTGTTTAATTTGATTGCTACTCCTGCTTATCCTGAGTTGATCCCTAACATGGTAGCACTCAATAACGAGCGTAGTAACACTGCATTTATTGTTGGCGATACGCCTATGCGTTTAGGACCACAGGGTGGAGATATTGTTTCCTGGGCCACAAACAATAGTGGTTTAGGCTACGCCACAGGCGATGGCTTAACAATTAGTGATCCATATGTTGGCGTATTCTACCCCAGCTGCCAAACAGTTGATAACACTGGATCCGTTGTAGTACAACCGCCAAGTCACATGATGTTACGTACTATTGTACGTAGCGACGAAGTGGCATTCCCTTGGTTGGCACCAGCTGGTGTACGCCGTGGTGTCATTGACAATGCTGACGCAATTGGTTATATTGAATCACAAACTGGTGAGTTTGTTACAATCGCTACAGGCCAAGGCTTACGTGACGTGTTGTACATAAACAAAATCAATCCAATTACCTTTATTCCAGGTGTTGGTATCACCAACTACGGTAACAAGACTGAAAGTGCTATTACTAGTGCTATGGATCGAATCAACGTTGCTCGTTTGGTTGCTTACATACGTGGACGCCTAAACGAAATTGGCAAGACATTTGTGTTTGAGCCCAATGATCAAATCACACGCAATGAATTCACCAACGCAGTTGATGGACTCATGATTGATTTGGTTGCTAAACGGGGCATTTACGATTATCTGATTGTGTGTGATCTTTCCAACAACACTCCAGCTCGTATTGATCGAAACGAACTGTACATGGACATCGCAATTGAGCCCGTGAAAGCAGTTGAATTCATCTACATACCAGTGCGCATCAAGAACACTGGTGAGATTGCAGCCGGCCAAACAGCCGCATCAAATGCGGTCTAATCGAGCATAAATAAAGTATACAGGAGATAACACATGGCTGTTTCATCACTAACTAGAATGACAGTGCCTTTGGCAAGCGATCAAAGCAACCCCAATCAGGGGTTGTTAATGCCCAAACTCAAGTATCGCTTCCGAGTGGTATTTGAGAATTTTGGTGTGGCTACCCCACGAACCGAACTCACCAAGCAAGTGATTGATTTCACCCGCCCTTCGGTGACGTTTGACGAAATCCCAATTGAGATTTACAACAGCCGTATGTATTTGGCTGGTAAGCACACTTGGGATATGCTTACTGTTAATTTACGTGACGATGCGTCAGGTGAAGTTGCACGTTTAGTTGGCGAACAATTGCAAAAACAATTGGACTTCAGCGAACAAGCAAGTGCGGCTGCCGGCATTGATTACAAGTTCTTGACACGTTGCGAAATTCTCGACGGTGGCAATGGTACATCAACACCTACAGTATTAGAAACTTGGGAAATTTATGGTTGCTACTTGAACCAGGTCAATTACAATGACTTAAACTATGGTTCAAGCGAAGCTGTAACTATCACCATGCAGATCCGCTTTGATAACGCTGTTCAGACCCCATTGGGTTCTGGTGTCGGCGCACAAGTAGCTCGTTTGGCTGGTACTGTGGTTACTGGTACTGGTACTGCGGCAACTTAATAACGCATGGCGTTTGGTCAAGACTTCCTCAAAGCCTTCTTTGGCAATGACTATGTCAAAGACTATACCCACGCTAGTAAAACGTTTAGAAGCGACGGCTATTCAAATAGCCCTCGCTTTAAATATCTTTTTCATGTTTACTTTAATTTAAACACTGTACAAATCCCAGCACTGAGAAATATATTCTCAACTCCTGATACATCGACCATTGGGATGTTGATCAAGACTATAGATCTTCCTAAATTCAGTATTGACACCGAAGTACTCAATCAGTACAACCGCAAGCGCATCATTCAAAAGAAGATCCAATACCAGCCGGTCAGCATGAGATTTCATGACGATCAAGGCGATCTCATACGAACATTGTGGTACAACTACTACAGTTATTACTACAAAGACCCTATTCAAAAGTATCAAAACATTGCACCCACTGCTGGTACACTTGGCACCAGCGCCACATTGAGCAATGGATTTGATTATAACGGACGAGACATTTACTCGGCCAATCGACAAGTCAACGATTGGGGCTACATAGGTGAATCATACAACGATGGTACACAAAATAAACCACCTTTTTTTGCTGACATCACAATCTATGGATTGAATCAGCACAAGTGGAACAGTTATGTGTTAATCAACCCCATGATCAGTGAGTGGAGTCACGACACATACGACTACAGTCAGGGCAATGGTGTGATGGAAAACAACATGACCATCAATTATGAAACTGTAAAATATTACTCAGGAGCACTAGGCGGTGTTCGTCCAGACACAAACGTTGCTGGATTTGCCGCACCTGAGAATTACGATCAACAACAAAGCCCATTGACCCGACCAGGCGGCACTCGTAGCATTATAGGCCAAGGCGGACTATTGGATGCTGGCCTGGGTATCATATCCGATCTACAAAACCCCAGTGTGGGCAGTGTAATTGGTGCTGTACAAAAAGCCGGAACAGTTTATAACACCTTTAAAGGTGCCAACTTAAAATCAGTTGTTAATCAAACAGCTACAGATGCAGTACAAGGTGTGCTAAGAAGCACAATTCAAGGCACGCCGGGCGGAGTTGATACTAGCCAGCTAACCAACGCACTCAGACGCCCAATATTTCCAACACCACCAAAAGGTTAATTCATGGGATCAGTAAACACAGCCAATAACAAGATTGACCCAACCGTACGAGTGTTCGATCAGTTTTATTCTTTCGAACTCAATGTACCTGTAGCCGAGTATGATGTGGTCAACAGCTACTTTGAAAGTGTTTTTAAAACCAAAGATGCCGCAAAAAACTTTACCACAGCACTGTTTCGTGTGGCACAGGAAACTGGCACTCCAGTATTGACTTTGTTACAAGAAATGCAAGGTCAAGATTCCATTCATGTATCAGCTACATTGGCTTATTACTTGAACGGCCTACGTAGTCCTAGCACACTACTCGGTGTGAACTCAGTATTAACTCCCAATTACTATACTGCTCGTAACGTTTTGCCATGACAAATTTTGCTCAAGGTGTTTTTGTTCCTTTAAACGCCAAGAAATATGTAGGCAAAGGAAATCCGCGTTATCGGTCAGGCTGGGAATGGAGCTTTTTTCAATTCTGTGATCAAAACGAAGCTGTGCTAGAGTGGGCCAGCGAAGCTATCTCTATCAAGTACATACATCCCTTTACCGGAAAAATGACAAACTACATACCAGATGTGTTCATGCGCTATAGAACCAAGAACAACAAGGTATGTACAGAGATCATTGAAATCAAGCCACGCAAACAAAGTGTGATTGAAGGCAAAATGACCGAGCGTGATCGCATGGTGGTGGCCATAAACCATGCCAAATGGGCCGCTGCTCAGGCCTGGTGTAGCAAAGCAGGCATAGTATTTCGTGTGTTAAACGAAGATGCTTTGTTTCGTAATGGTAGTAAAAAGCGGTAAATACCGCATGAATCTTGCATCCAATCGAAATCTTGAAGAATTATTTGATCTTCCCAGCTCTGAGGCCGCGCCAGACATATTAGACACCGACGTCACTCGACCCGATAGTGATCTTCAATCCACATTACCTACTTTACCCGAAAGTCTTGCTACACTAGACAAGATCGAACAGGCCCTGCCAGCAGTGCGTGACCTAGAAGCGTCAGACCACGAAATGGATGCATTGGCAACCAAGGCCACTGAAAGTTTTGACAATCTCATGGACCTTGGCATGCAAGTTGATAGCCGATATGCCAGTGAAATATTTGCAGTTGCCGGAGCAATGCTAGGACATGCTATTACTGCCAAAACAGCCAAGCTCAATAAAAAACTCAAGATAATTGATCTACAACTTAAAAAAGCCAAGTTGGATCAATCAGCAGCCGGTGAAGATGCTGACGTGCCCACTGGTCAAGGTCGTGTATTAGATCGTAATGAACTGTTGCGAGCCTTAGTATCGCGCGATGCAGAAAAGCCCAACACCGATAAATAACATATAGGATTCCACAAATGAAAACATTTGCACAATATTTGACCGAAAGCACACAAACCTTTGATTATCGAATCAAAATTGTAGGTGATGTGCCCGCTGAGTTTGTTAAACAACTCAAAGATCAACTCAAAAAGTTTGATCCCGCATCAATGGGTGAAATTAAATCAACCCCAATCATGAGTCGACACATGGACTTTCCAGATTTCCCTAACGAGTCTGTGAACATGATGGATGTGACATTTCGTTACCCTGTAACTCCTCCACAAGTTCAACAAGTTGCTAGATTGTTGGGCTTTGATGAAAATCGCATTTGCATTGTTCAGCGTGACTGGGCCGAAGGCATGGACAAAGAGTTGCTGGGAATTGAAGAACAAAACAAAGACCTGCTCAACAGTCCATATCCTGCTGACAATAAAGAACAAAAAGATCTCAAGAAGGATTATGCCGCTGTTGGTAAAGACAAACAAGTGGTCAAGAATTCTGCAGAAGATGCAACCTGGACAGTGGCTGGCGGCAAGACTCCTCCTGCTGAAACAACAAACGATTTGCCCATGGGCGTTAAGAGCCCCATGACAGCAGTTAAACGACCCCCCAAGCCAACAACCGGCTTTAGAAAATAAGGAAACAACATGACATTTTTTTACGACTTAAACAAAAAGCTGAGTGACTTGGCGGCTCGTCAAACACTGAACGAAGGCAAGGCCAAACCTGACTTCCTGGACATTGACAAAGACGGCAACAAAAAAGAAACATTTAAAAAAGCTGTAGCTGATAAAGAAGTGGCTGAAGGCAAAGACGAAGGCAAGCCAGGCAAGAACTTTGCTAAGATTGCTAAGTCAGCTGGGGCCAAATATGGCAGCAAGGCTGCTGGTGAGCGTGTAGCAGGTGCTGTTCGCAACAAGTTGGCCAAAGCTGGCAAGCTAGAAGAAGATCAAGTAGAAGAAGGCGCATATCAGGCTGCCCCGGACAAGAGCCAAATTCCCGCTGTGCAACGCAAAGCGCAAGGTCCTGACTGGAAGATGAAAATGCAAGATCTTGAAAAAGAAAAAACCAATAGCCCAACAACATCAGCTGGCCTAGCAAGACGCAAACAAGAACTTGGTATGAAAGAATCAATCAAGTTGGTTGCTGTAAAAGAAGGCGCCGATCAAACAGCTAAGGTGTATTGCGACACAGCCTATAACGAATTCCATGTGCGTGTGTTTAGCAAAGGACAAGAAATTGTGGAAAGCCGTTACTTTACAGAAAGTCAAGATGACGCTATTGCCACAGCTGACTACATGGTCGAAGGAGCATTCACAATGACTCCCAAACAAAAGTCATTTGCTAAACTGGCACCACCCACAGACAAAATTACATTTGCTGACAAGATTGCTGGCGCCAAGAAAGAAGTTGACGAAATGCTAGGCGACGTGGCTGCAGAAGCCATGAAGAAAGCACTAGGCGGCGGCATGGGTCGTAGTGCTGAAATGGACGAAGAAGGTCACAGCCCATTTACAGCACACAAGCGTCCACATATTGAACGACCCAAAATTGGCAGTATTGAACATGGCGCATTGCACGACATTGAACATACAGCAACTGGTCGTAAAGTAACACGTAGAGTCGATCCCAACACAGGCCACTCAGTTGGAACAGATGATGACAAACCGGGCGAGAAGCGCGGCCGTGGACGCCCAGGTGGTAAAGGTGCTGGCAAGAGTATTGGAGCCAAGGGCCCAAGCGGCAAGTCCAAGCTGATGACTCGTGAAGGCGACCTTGAAGAAGCCGCATCATTCTCTGGTAGTGAATTACAAAAAGCCTGGCAACTGGCAACTAGTCTTAAGTCATTCATATCTGATCCACAGGGTCGTGAAGTATGGAATGATTTAGTCAAGTTACTCAAGTACAAGTTGAGCCAAGGTGCACAACCAGTTGAAGAAAAAGCTCCTCCTGGTGAAAAGGCTGAACGCATGGTCAAAGGTATTAAAAAATCCTTGAGCAAAGATGGTAATCTAAGCGGTAAAGACAAAGCTATTGCTTATGCTACTACCTGGAAAGCCAAAAAAGCTGGCAAGGTAGAAGAAGAGTCTACAGACAAAGAAGATCAACATGCCGAAAAAGCTGGCAAGCGAGTTGCCAAAGACATCGAGCACGACGAAGGTCACAAAGGCAAGGACGACAACCGAGCTGAAAAAGCCGGTAAGAAAGTCACAAAAGACATTGAGTACGATGACAAAAAAGATCGTAAAGAAAAGAAAAAAGACGAAGTTGAAGAAAACACAGTGTCCGGAAGTGTAGCACCTGCCGCAGGTGGCAAAGCATCCAATGGCTCGGGCGGTATGACTTTTGGTAAAGGTGTATATGAAAGCACCATTGCTGAAAGCTTCAACTCCAAACTCAAAACGGTTCTCAACGAAGGCATGAGTGTTAACATGAGTGCTGACCAAGACGGCAAAAAGAGTCTAACAGTAACAGCCACAGATGAAGATGCAGTTAAACTAAGCCAGTTGTTGAACTTGGCTGGTGTTGGTGGCCAAAGTGAAGGTTACGGCGCAGTATGCCCCGGTTGTGGATCAAGTGATTGCGGGTGCGATCATGTTGAAGAAGATCTAGCCAACTCTGGTGACAACACTGAATACGCAGACACCGACTACATGGTGAATGGTCTTAGCGGTGGATTAGACGGTCGTAAAGATACTGGCCAAACAGTAGGTGCTCCGTTCAACCGCCAACCTGCTCGCCAAGGCCCCATGGCCGAGAGCAACGACGTTGTTGAATTGTACAAGCGAATTGCATAATGAAAAGCCTACGCGATTACATAGCAGAGACCAAGATTGAACCTTGTGCTCCGGTAGCTAGCGATAAAAAAACTCGTCAGCTATTAGAGACCATACGTCGGTACGGAGCTGTGGGAAATAATCGAGCCATGGGCTACACAAACGAAGATGAAGGTGCTGGACAATTGGTTGCAAAGACTCTAGCTCTTGAGCCCACTGGACCTACCTCTGGTGTTATCGACGAAGGCATGGGCGATGTTGACCAAGTAATTCAAGATATCATCAATGGAACACTAGATGCATATGACATTATGACCCGTCCTGGCACCCCAGAAGAAAAGTATGTGTCTCAAATTCTTGACAACATGTACGACACTGCGGCAACAGATAATGGTTTACATCCTGATGATGATTTTGAAGAAATTTTAGAAATTGTAGTTAACAGGCTTGCTGATGAGTACGGGCATGACAAAGAGTTGTCTGAATCTTCTAAAGATTTATATCGTGTATTAGAATTAGCCAACATTAATAAAGGAACATAATCGATGAGTCAAGCAAACGTATATACTAGTGCTACTAACCAAGTAATTTACACAGACAAAGCTAGGATCAATGCTGGGACAAGTCCTGTGACTTTTCAAGTCAATATTTTGTATCCCAGTGCCACAGGTAACCTGTATTCTGCCCCGCCATCAGTGCCAGCCAACAGTTCTAAGGACGTATTTGTGGGAGTGGGCAATCAACTCACAGTTGTAGGCACATGCACAATTGAAGAAGTAGGCACAACTACATCAGGCAAGTACGCAGTAAGACAAGTCTAATCCATGCGAGCAACAGAATTTATCCATGAGTCAAGAGGTAAAATTACTCGACGCCAACAGAATCCCACTATTGGCTTGAATTTATTTTTTGATCCATCACGCACTGACAGCACATACACATTAAATCGTGTGATGATGGCAGTGGCATCTACTGATGGAACATTTGTTCCTGATCTTGATGGTGAATCTTGGATTGGTAAAGATCGTAGTGCCCACCCTTACACCGAAGAAGAACAACAGATGTTGATCAAAGGTTACAAGGCCGCTGGCGCTGAATACAAAGATTTAAACAAGGGCGATCTAAAAAGTGAAGAACACCCAGCCGTAAACATCGTCAGTCCGGTAAAATCATTCAAAGGCTATCCAAGATGAGAGCCCGTGAGTTTATTACAGAGCAGGCAGCCAAGTTGCCACCTGAGCAAGCTGACCCCATGCGTTACACTTATGTAATCCCGGGACTCAGCGCCGCTGATCCATATAGAAATTATAGATTTGGTGTGGCTATTGCACGAGCAAGAAGCGAAGCTGTTAAAGATGAAGTAAACCCCAACTTGCCTGAATGGCACGACGAAACAGCTTTTGGCGAGCACGGTATTGTTGCAGGCATGGCGCCTAGTGTAGATCAAATTATTGATGCCGCATTACGAATGACCAACACACCAGGTGGTAAACGACTAGTGTCAACCCCTGCCAGCACAGAACCTGGTTTCGTTGACACCAAGAGCCCGGTAAAAGCATTCAAAGGATATCCAAGATGAAAATTAGCGACCTATTACGACGTGCTGCCGACGCAATTGATCAACAAGACGACCCAGGTGGTGCCGACGAACGACTGCAAAATCGTGCTGAGATGAGCCCTGCTAGTGCAGGTGTAGAAATAGACAACGTTGACAATCTGGATGCTGGTGCTGATAATGAACCTATGGTATCTCCACTACAGCGCAAAATGGAATTGGTCAAGGGTCTACTCGGAGTAGACCATGCTCATGACGAGCAATGTGCAGACGGTGCAGATGAACTAGCATCAATTAAACGCAATGCTGGCATTGATACCAATGGCATTTTTTAAATATCCAATAAAATAAAATGGCAAATCCACCACCATACAACAACATAACCGGCATTTCACGTGCTGATATGAAAGACAATGCACAGATCACTGTGCAAAATTACAATGGTGTTGCTAGACCCAGCGAACTTGTGGTTGATCAACTCACACAAGACCTTTACGTAGGGAACACCAACGGAAATTTAAATTTGGTAGCATACGGATCTGGCGTTACTAACCCCACAGCGTTTGAACCACAGTGGACTGATGCATCAAGCACCACTGCTGGCGCAACAGTCACAGCATCATACACATTGATGGGCCCACTTTGTTATTTTCAGGTATATGTGGATTTTGCTACCTGCACCAATTTTGGAACTCTGCAATATCAAATTACTTTGCCATTCGCGGCTGCTCAGACCATACGTATGGCCGGCGGCACCCTGCACCAAACCACTGGCCCAGGATCCCCGTCACTGTTTCACATTGCTGGTATTACAGACACAGCAGTCAGTACCACAGTTCACAAACTGTACTATTCTGGCAGCACCACAGACTTGGCCTGGAAATATAACACACCAGTCAACGGTACTAGTACCGGTAGTCACTTTGACCTCTGTGGTATATATCAAATAGCATAATGAAAAAAATACTCTTAACACTATTACTTTTATCCACACAAGCGTTTGCTTGGGACCAACGTGCTCCTAATCCTGTACAAGCCTGTCAAGTACACAATCCGTACGGGTTTGCACAAACACAGAGACCAGCACAACCTATCTGCAGAGAAGCATACTTTGTGGCATATGATGCTCCTGTTAAGATCCCTGTGTACGTTGCTTACACATTAACACCACCTAATGCATTGGGATGCTGGCCAAGAACCAACGCCTTTGTTGCTGATCGTTCAGTTCCGGGTGGTGCCAAGCCAGACGACTATGCTGGCACAGGTTATGACAAAGGACATGCCGCACCTGACGGTGACTTATCCTGGAGCGAACAAGTAGAGTACGAGTCATTCTTGATGACCAACATGTATCCACAACACGGATCACTCAATCGTGGAATCTGGAAGTTATTAGAAACAGCAATACGTGGGTGGACAGTACAACGCAATCAGCCTTACACAATTTATGTGGGTGCGTTTTATGGTGCCAAGGACGATGTAATTGGCAATGGCGTAATTGTGCCACATGGCTTTTACAAGATTGTGATCAACAATGCCACTAAAGAAATTGCAGGCTGGAACTTCCCACACGTCAAGCCCTACCAAAACTTAGGCAACGACTTGACCAAATTCCGTGCACCTATTGCACAGATTCAAGAATATGCAGGCGTCAAGTTTGGCTTGCCAGCTGGAGCAAAGGAACTGGCACCTGGCACAGAATGGCCAGTTGACTACGGTGCACTCACCAACGCAAAAAGGGCCCGGTGCGGCAAAGCCGATTAAATATGGCATGCCCACAGTTAACGAACCAGCCTTAGTCAAATCGCCTTATTCCCGGGCCATGTACACTGACGAGCAAATACAAGAATTTGCTCTTTGTGCAGACCCCGATGATGGTCCCATGTACTTCATGGACAACTTCTTTTATATACAACACCCCACACGTGGTAGAATGTTGTATCATCCCTTTGAGTATCAGCGTAGGCTAATTGATACCTACCACCAAAATCGATTCTCAATCTCCATGATGCCTCGACAGACGGGTAAGTCAACAAGTGCCGCTGGTTACTTGCTGTGGTATGCTATGTTTGTGCCCGATTCAACAATTCTAGTTGCCGCACACAAATACACAGGCTCGCAAGAGATCATGCAACGTATTCGCTATGCTTACGAATCAGTACCAGATCACATACGTGCAGGCGTTACCAGTTATAACAAAGGTAACTTGGACTTTGACAATGGTAGTCGTATTGTGTCAGCAACAACTACTGAAAATACCGGTCGTGGTATGTCTATCTCCCTATTATACGCAGATGAGTTTGCATTTGTGCGACCCACTATTGCCACAGAGTTTTGGACTTCTATTAGCCCCACACTAGCAACTGGTGGTAAAGCAATTATTACATCAACTCCTAACTCGGACGAAGATCAATTTGCGCTGTTATGGAAAGGAGCCAATCGCTGTGAAGATGAATTCGGCAACCCCACCAACGTTGGTGTAAACGGATTCAAGGCATATCGCAGTTTCTGGAACGAACATCCTGATCGTGATGAAAGCTGGGCCAAACAACAACGTGCGGCCCTGGGTGTGGATCGTTTTCGTCGAGAGATGGATTGTGAATTCATCATCAATGATGAAACACTAATTGCACCAGCCAAGCTATTTGACTTGCAAGGTATAGATCCCTTGTATAAAACAGGTGAAGTGCGCTGGTACAAACGCCCGTTGCGTGATAGAATTTATGTTGTATCACTGGACCCCAGCCTGGGTACAGGCGGAGATCCCTCTGCCATACAAGTGTTCGAAGCTAACACTACAGAACAAATAGCCGAGTGGCGCCACAACAAAAGTGACATACCCACACAAGTTAGAACCTTGGCAAACATTGTACAACACATCAATGAAATAGTGCGTGATCCCAAAAGCATTTACTTTTCTGTGGAAAACAATACCATAGGCGAAGCTGCCTTGATTTCTATTGCAGAATACGGAGAAGAAAATATCCCTGGTTACTTCTTGAGTGAACCTGGCAGCAGGGGCAGTCGTAGATTCCGCAAGGGATTTAACACGTCAAACAAACCCAAATTGGTTGCATGTGCAAAACTCAAACACTTGATCGAAAGCAACCGAATGACCATTAACAGTCGTAGCCTTGTGAGCGAACTCAAGAATTTTGTAGCATCTGGCGCAAGCTATGCTGCCAAGATCGGGGAAACCGATGATTTGGTAATGAGTAGTTTGTTGGCAGTGCGCATGCTACAAGTGTTACAAAGCTATCATCAGGACTTGGATACACAAATGAGAGACCACAGTGATAATTTTATTGAACCTTTGCCCTTTGTCATGAGCATGATGTAATGAATTTTAAATACCCTGTAGACAATATCGATTGCCTGAAGAATGTTAATTCACAATCACAAGCTGGGCAAGACTTGTTTGTGATAGCCATGCTCAAAGGTAAACTAAACGGAACATTTTTAGAAATTGGTGCAGGACTACCAGTGATTGGCAACAACACATGGTTGCTAGAACAATATTTTGGATTTTGCGGGACCAGCATTGATGTGCAGGAACATACTTCAGATACAACATCAATTATCTGGAAGAATTTTTACAGTAACATTCGCGACAGCAGTTGGCCCGATGCAGACTCGATAGATCAACTGCCTGTAAAAATTCAAAACGAATGCAAGTTTCACGGTTACGAAGAATATGTGCTAGCACAAGGCATACAAACCTGGGCAACAACACGACCCAACACTGATTTTTGTCAACATGATGCTACTAAATTTGATTACAGTACAATACCCACTCATGTTGATTACTTGCAAATTGACATCGACACTCCTGCTAACAATTTGCTTGTGCTAAACCAACTGATAGATTCACATGAATTTTCAGTTATTACGTTTGAGCATGATGTATGGACAGCAACCGCAGAAGCATATCATGCCAGAGACAGGTCTCGTGAGATATTAAAATCACATGGGTATGAGTTGATTGCAAATGATGTATGTGAAGCTCCAGGTATGTCAATGCTGGGAAAATACCCTGATTCATCTCTGTTGATGTTCGAAGACTGGTGGGTCAACCCCAACACCATTGACCCCGAAGTTATAGCCACTTATCGCAACATAACCGAAAACAAACCAGGCAAGTACTACACAGAAATTTTGTTTAATAACGACTAAATATACAATATGGAAAATCCTGCAGCCACCTCCCTTTACAACGATTTAGTAACCAAAGATCTTGAGCCCGAGATCAAAGATGCCAACGCAAATCCTGTGGATAATCCCGCAGAAGCAGAGATGTTTGTGTTCAATTGGAAAACGGAAAACAAAAATTACGGAACAGTTGTTATACTGTTTGGGGCCAACAAAGATTTCACTGTGTTCTTTGGCGACAATCTAGGTCGCACAATGGAACAAGACGACAAAAAAGCCTGGTATAATTTCCTAGAGCAAATGAAACATTTTGCCATGGGTAACAATTTTAAAAACTTTAGTGCAGATAATATCAGTCGCTTGAAATATACCATGAAAGGCATGGCTGCCATCAAAGAAGGATTGTTTGAAGGCTATTACGGCAAAAAGAATGTTAGTTATAGTGACCAGCCCAAACAAGTTCGTTTGATGATCAAACACAATCGCAATATCCTTGAAGGTGAACCTCGACATCGTGCAATTGAAAGTTTGTTTGTGGAGACAGCTGACGGTGAGCGTTTTAAAGTTCCCAGTCGTAGCCTTGCACACGGTCGCATGATTGCTCGACACGTAGCCGAAGGTGGCAATCCATATGACGCATTCGGCAACCACATCAATGAAATTGTAACTGAAATAGCTACCTTGAGTAGATTTATTCGTGCTGCCAAGCACAAACCGTTTACAGGTGAGGCTGCCAAACTAATTGAAGCGGCTGTTCGTCACTACAGTGATCTAAAAGCCAAGGCCAAACACATGATCAGTCAACGTGGTTATCACGAAGCTCGTGAATCATTTGACCCTGCTGAAATCAACGACAGCAGTAAAATGGCTGAATCTATTCGCAATATGTTTATAGAGCAAACGCTAGACTCAAGAATTGAAGAAGCATTGCCTATACTAGCAAAACTAAAGGAAACTCCCATGCGTGAAGCAGACGAATTTGAATGTTGGACCAACCGGGTCATGGAAGGTACATGGGCCTTGCCCAATGATGCAGAAACAGAACAACAATTAAAGGACTTGATGAGCAAGCCCTTGATTGTTGGAACTGATGCTACTAATGCTACAGAACAACTGTATGACCTAGTAGGTGATGACATCTTGTTTGATCGTTTAGGTGATCTAGCTGACGAAAACCCTGACGCCAACTGCTGGGAAGATCCCGGCGTTATCAATCGACTAGGTGAGCTTGGCATTGATATTACACCAACTACTAGCGCCACAGATGATGAAGAAAATCTTGACATCGATATTAACAAACACGGAATTGATCCCGAAGGCGACTATGAACAAGATGTAACAGAAGGCTCAGATAGAGTTGATACGCTGGTTACTAACGGATTAAAAATAATGCGTGGTCCAACATGGTTGGATGCTGTGGCCGCAATAAAATATCAAGTTGGAGAAAGAGATTACAGAGAGCGTCGTGAGTTTTATGATTTCTTTGTCCAACAACTAGTGGATAGGTATGGTAAAAACCCTGTAGCAGAAGGCCACGACGCTAGCCCAGTGGCTAGTGCCCTTACCCGTCGCATCATGACGCAACGTTTGGATTTACTAAAGAAGTATGGTCCAGTAAAAGTTACTCAAGCAATCGATGATGCCGCTGAATTTTTTGGTGATGTAGAAGAAATTGGCAGCAGTGACATGTATGCCTATATGCAATACGTTGAAAAAGCACTTGACGGTATGAATGAGCAAGGTTTGGCGGAAGGACATGGCTCCTTCTATGCAGAACAACTGGCAGAAAAAGTTTTTGCTCAAATGCCCAATTTGCAAAACCAAGACGACATCATAAAAGCAGGCTATGATATGGCCAAAAAAGAACCCAATCTAGGTACCAGCGTAAATGGTATATTCCGCGATGAAGATTTTGTCAGCGATTTTGTGACTAATTATGGATATCTACAAAAGCAAGGCATGGCTGAAGACCTGGACACCGACGGGGTCATGATGACCAAACCATCAAACATGTCAAGTGAGTCAGCGGATCCTGTACTACGCCTCAAGCAAATGCTCAAATACTGACATTTGCCACTTTACTAACAAAAGGCAGAATCTTCTGCCTTTTCCTTTGACAATACTAAATACATCGTGTACACTACAACAAGTGTACGCAACAGGCATATACTAGGCATTTAGTAAAACATTCATAGGCAACGAAAGGTAAAACACTACGGCATCATTATCAGAAATCCGCGCACGACTCCAGGCTGCAGAGTCCAAACAAGGCGGCAACACACAAGGCGGCGGCGACAAAGCAATTTACCCACACTGGAACATGGACGAAGGCAAAGAAGCCGTAGTTCGCTTCTTACCAGACGGTAACAACAAAAACACATTCTTCTGGGTCGAACGTGCAATGATTCGACTGCCCTTTGCAGGCATCAAGGGAGAAATGGAATCCAAGCAAGTCATGGTACAAGTGCCCTGCGTAGAGATGTGGGGCGACGCTTGCCCAATCTTAGCAGAAGTACGTACATGGTTCAAGGACAAGAGTCTTGAGGACATGGGTCGTAAGTACTGGAAGAAACGTTCATATATCTTCCAAGGCTTTGTTCGTGAAAATGCTCTCAGCGATGACACAACCCCAGAAAATCCCATCCGACGTTTCATTATCGGCCCACAGTTGTTTACCTTGATCAAAGGTGCATTGATGGATCCTGAGTTGGAAGAATTGCCAACTGACTTGATGCGTGGTCTAGACTTCCGTATTGCTAAAACCAGCAAAGGCGGTTACGCTGACTACAACACAAGCAAGTGGGCACGTAAAGAGTCTGCGCTGACCGAAGCTGAACAAGATGCCATTGCAAAACATGGCTTGTTTGACTTGGCAACATTCTTGCCCAAAAAGCCCACAGACGTTGAGCTCAAGGTTATCAAAGAAATGTTTGAAGCAAGTGTAGATGGCAAACCTTACGACACTGAGCGTTGGGGACAGTACTTCCGTCCAGCGGGAGTGGCAGCACCAGCAGGTTCTGCACCAGCTGTTAGCGAAAGTGCGCCTGCTACAGCACCAGCTGTGGCAGAAGATGCACCATTTGATGTAGAAGATGCACCAGCACCTACTGCACCAGTAATCAAGCAAGGTGATAGCAACAAAAATGCACAAGACATTTTGGCTATTATCCGTGCTAGACAAAAAGCCTAATCACTGTTGATTAATAAATGCCCCGTCAGGGGCATTTATCATTTGGTCTAACATGATATATCACACTTATGACAGCTATAACGACATATTACAGTCGCAGTATCTTCACGGAGACATATACATTACTGATCACTTGAACGGGTTTGATCAGAATAGACGAAACTACATTTTAGATCATCTCAACGCCATTGCTTTTCCACACCGGGTGTATGTAAACTATGCATTAGATGATGACATAATACGTCACTACAACAATTTAAATTTACAGTTTATATTTCAAAAGCGAGCATTTGATTATTTTGATGGGTTTACAACAACAGTACCGTGTGACTTCAAAACGTTTGTGTGTTCGTTTAACGGTTCTCCACATGTGTCAAAGCAGTTGCTAACATCAGCCTTGCACAAGATGGGTTGGTTTGATCCTGATCATTGCAGTAAAAATTTCACAACCAGTCGAGATCGGGTCGACGGCAATGTGCAAACACTGTTGAATGACAGTTCAACTGAACCATTCTATCGAAAGTTTATCATTGATGATCAAGATGATAAATTTTACAATTCAGAGTTTGGGTTTGATTTTAATCGAACAGACCATACCAAGAATATTCAATTGCTAGAATCTAAGCTAACAGGATCCTTTGTGCACCTTATAGCAGAAACAGTGGGTACAACATACTATCCATTTGTCACTGAAAAATTTGTTTACAGTGTGGTCACTCGTGGATTATTTGTTGCGTATGCACAACCTGGTTGGCATAAACACATAGAGAAATATTTTGGATTTCGTCATTATACTCAACTGTTTGATTACAGTTTTGATCAAATACAAAATCCAATACAACGATTGGTAGCGATTATAGGTATGTTATCTAAATTTAGCAACCTGTCCCGACAAGATTGGCACGATTTGTATTTGTTAGAACAAGACACCATTGAATACAATTATGACCACTTTGTCAGCAAAAACTATCTAAAGTTGTTTCCTGAATCACTAGACATTCTTCCGAAACCTTTAGTATAATACATACAACTTTACAAGGAACTTCTATCATGGGTAAACCATTTGACGTATCAAAATTCCGCAAGGAAATTACAAAAAGCATTGACGGCCTAAGCATTGGATTTAACGATCCTACAGATTGGATCTCCACAGGCAACTATGCCTTAAACTATCTTATCTCAGGTGACTTCAACCGCGGCATCCCACTGGGCAAGGTCACTGTGTTTGCTGGAGATTCCGGTGCAGGCAAGTCATATATCTGCTCTGGTAACATTGTGAAACACGCACAAGAACAAGGCATCTTTGTTGTGTTGATTGATAGTGAAAACGCCCTAGATGAAGACTGGCTCAAAGCACTTGGTGTTGACACTGGCCAAGATAAACTTCTTAAACTAAGCATGGCCATGATTGATGATGTAGCAAAAACTATTTCAACATTCATGAGTGATTACAAAGCATTGCCAGATGGCGACCGTCCCAAGATTTTGTTTGTGATTGACTCCTTGGGTATGTTGTTGACACCCACAGACGTTAATCAGTTTGAAGCAGGTGAAATGAAAGGTGACTTGGGTCGCAAGCCCAAAGCACTAACAGCACTTGTTCGTAACTGTGTTAATATGTTTGGTAGTTACAATGTCGGCCTGGTTTGTACCAATCACACATACGCAAGCCAAGACATGTTTGATCCAGACGACAAGATCTCGGGCGGACAAGGTTTCATTTACGCTAGCTCAATTGTTGTAGCTATGAAAAAGATGAAGCTCAAGGAGGATGAGGACGGCAACAAAGTTTCGGAAGTTAATGGTATTCGTGCAGGCTGCAAGGTTATGAAAACACGCTATGCCAAACCTTTTGAAGGTGTGCAAGTCAAGATTCCTTACACAACAGGTATGAGCCCATACTCCGGTCTTACTGATTTGATTGAGAAAAAGGGCTTGCTCAAAAAAGAAGGCAACAGTCTTGTGTTTACTACCAGTGCAGGCGAGATCATCAAGAAGTTCCGCAAAGGTTGGGAACGCAATGATGATAACTGCCTGGATACTGTTATGAAGGACTTTGGAAATCAAAAAGAAGAGGTAAGTAACCTTGAACAGGAGGATGCGGAATGACCGAAACCGTAGTAAGTGAATTATGGAGCGAACTCAAACGCTATATCAACACCGTTGATCGTGCCGAAGCAGCCGAAACAGTTGTAGCGGTGCTAATTGATCATGACAGTGACGTTGAAGATATCCGGGATGCCTTTAAAGGTGACGGTGATGTAAAACGTGCACTAACTTCTTATCTTGACAATGATAACAACTATGAAGATGAAGAAGACATTGAAGAAGAAGCTGAAGAGGATTATCTCGAAGACGACTGGGAAAATTAATGTGGTATAATCGAGTAGTTGCTGATCTTGGCAAAATTCCTGACTTCATAGCTCATTACGAACATGAGTTAGTTGATGCCAAGAAAGAATGTCGGATCGGTGGTTATGTAGAAATTAACATCAAAGAACTTCCGGGTGTTACTGAACATCGTTTTAATCAATTGCAAGAAATTGAAGCAGTACTAAACTATCTCAATATTCAATTACGAAAAATTCGTCGACGACATTTTCAAAAATATCTTGAAGGATATGCCCGTGCTCTTACAGCACGTGATGCTGAAAAGTATGTTGATGGAGAAGATGAAGTTATTGATTTTGAGACTTTGATCAACGAAGTGGCATTGTTGCGTAACAAATGGCTGGGCATCATGAAAGGCCTAGATACCAAGCAATGGCAAATGGGACATATTGTGCGTTTGCGCACAGCCGGTATGGAAGATATTCAAGTGTAAAGCAACCGTTGTAAAGGAAGTCCCTGGGCGATTTCCCCAACGGTCCACTCAGTGTAGGCCAAATCATTTAACCACTGCTGTCTATCGGGACGTAGTGGTTGTTCAACAAGCGAGAAATCAATATTGGCCACAGGTGCTGCCAGGCTTGTTGCCCCAACAAAAGCAGGCACGCCTTTCATAACTGCCTCAACTCCTGGCCCACTGTTCCAATTTACCACAGCCCAGGCGTTGTCTAGTGCACTATCAAAGTTGTAACTATCGTATGTGTTGGGTATTTTTAGCGGTTGGTGCATGGCAACATCTGGCCAGGCCTTTTTAAACTGAAATCTTGGGTGAGGTCTGACAACAATAGGCCTATTGGTGTAACACCGTATGCGTTTGATAATATCACTAACCCATTGTTCGGGAGCAGGTTGATTGCACCACTGCTCGCTGTCGGCACGTTGTGTGCATATCAATATATAATTTCCGGTATTGCGCCATGGCGCCAACTCCAGCCCCAATTGCTGTGCCCTTGTGGGACCTTGATCAACTGCTCCAAAATATCCTGATCTGTTGATACCATTTAACCCCACCCGCCAGGTGACATCTCGTTTTAGGTTGCCTACTTCTAGTACAATCACAGGTAGATTGTGTTTGCGATAATGCTGCCATACCAGTTGATTTTTTCGCATTTTACCAGCCCAAACATGGCTCCAGATCACGGCCATGTCGGCATCCATTGAATCTTGCACAGTTGATATACCGCGATTGCGACAACTTTGTAAAAAAGCATCAAGTACTGGACCGGCATTTCTGGCAATCTGATTTGGGAAGTAGGCGATGTTCATAGGGTTAAATATTTAACTATGCAGATATCACCACTTCAAGGAAAGCTCGACCAAGCTAATTTCTTTATCTATGCTGCCGCAGACGCTGATTATTTTGACTGTCACGGCATACCTTTAATCAACAGTGTAACTCGTAATACCCAACATGGCATACACTTGCACTTGTATAACCCCAGACAGGACCAGCTGGTGTTTTGTCAACAACATGCTCGTGTGAGTGTTACATGGGAAACAGTTGATCAAGCACAGTTTCAATCAGCTTTTGATTTTTGGAGTCCAGATGTAATCCCAGATCCCTACATGGGTCGCAAACGAAAAATGCTGGGACTCAAACAATATGAACTCAAAGGCAACAACCTTGAAAGTTTAAGAACATGGTTGTGGAAAACTTACTATGCTTGTATGCGATTTGTTCGCATGGCTGAAATTATACAAAAGCCCACTAGATTTTTAGAAATAGATGTTGACGGCCTGGTACGGGCGCCATTTGAATACATACTGCACAATGACCCAAAGACTGATGTTTATTTGTATGAAAAGGCCAAGGGCGGACATCTTGCTGGGGCAATGTTGTTTACTGAACGTCCCACAGGAGTAAACTTTATACAAGAACTAGGTAATACAATACGTGCAGAAATTGAAAAAGACAATATTTACTGGTTCCTAGACCAACACAGCCTAGACAACATTATTGGTAGGTATCGTAAAGGTGCGCTGCCAGTGACTTACATCGATTGGCACATGAATCCAGACAGTACTATTTGGAGTGCCAAGGGCAAGCGCAAAGAACTAGACGTGTTCAAACAAGAGCAACAAAAATATCTATAGTTGTGCTCGATATTCAATGAGTCGTTGTGCCCACTCATGTCTGATTTGACGCATGGATTCTGATTTGTAAAGTTTTTTTTGATTGGTTCTATTTAGATACGTTTGATCTAGATTGTTGCCCGTGAGATCCGCTCGGTCATGAAATGCTACAGCATCGATCAATTTGATAGCATTTGCTTCTAAACAAATATGATGTATCCAAGAATCGTTGGAGTTTGACAAACTTACCGAGCCAAAAAGGTCAACCCACTTTCGTGGAATCAAGGGAAACAATGCAAATTTTGGTCGATAGTTTTCGGTAACCATGTGCAACATGCCCATGTAATCTTGTTCTTGTTGTACCATACTATCCCAGCCAGCAGATTTCATCAAAGCATCATCATTCCAAACCAGTAGCCATTTTCCTTGCGCATGATCTGCTAGTAAATTATAATATTGGTGTAGTTCTTGATACCCCCAAGCCGGGGTTTTGTGTACTTGTAGCCCTGAGCCATAATCAGCAACTAAAGTAGTCCATGTTGCGGAACCAAAGTAATCATGACTTTCTGTATCATCTTCATCATAGGCCACAGCTATTTCAATCTGTGCAGGGTTGCTGGCCTGGTCCAGTAGTGAACGAACTGTGCGTTCAACCAAGGATGTTCTATGCCGTGTGGGTAATAATACTGTGACCAACATTACTTGACCCATTGGCGCATGTGAGCCCATTGACGACCTGACTTGAGGTCGTCAAAACTCCAGTGACACTGGGCAAGCTTTCTAATCCACTGTTCTCGATCTGGCATCAAGGGATTTTCTAATAGCTTAAAATTGGTGTTGGCAATATCGCCACCTTGACTGTAACTGGGATCATCTGTGATAAATGCAGGAATTCCTTCAATAGGAGCAACTGCACTAGGTGTGCTATTGTGACACACTAAAGCCCAGCAGTCGACTAGGTCTTGTGTGATGTGACGATCTTGTGGGCTTACAGTAACGCCAAATTTGGCCAACGTGTCTTTATACTTTGGATACGCTTTCCAATCCCCAGGATGCCATCTTAGCACAATAGGACGATCGCTATTTTCTCGAATTAATCGCAGTGTTCTTTTTAGCCATGCCATGAGATCGGCACCTCGCATGCTCCAGCCCAAGGGACGTTGTAGGGTAATGAGAATATGACTGCCATGTGTACGCCAGGGCTTTAAATCCATATTGTAGTCTCTACGTATGTTGGCCCAGTTTTCATCCCCAGGATTGTCATTGCAGTATATCCCCGTGGCAGGAAATACGCCATTAAAACTATAACGTAGGTACTTGTGAGGGTTTACACGATCCTGGTAGATAAACACATTCGAGTCAATACTGAGCCAGTATCGGTTCAACTGTGTTTGCGTGTCCATGACCATCTTACGAACTTTGTAATGTGACAATCCAGTTTTGCTAGGATTGGCATCAAATGCATTGCCAATTATGGCACCTACATCACATGACTCATACGTGCGACTGCTGGTAGTCATAGCACTATCTCCGCACTTGGCTGCGCCTTCAGCAAAATATGTCAGGGCATTGATCTTTTCTTCACCGTTGATGTGTACAGGTAAACTGCTAAGATAGCTTTTAATAACTAAGGGTTGGACGTTGTTCATTTTCTTGTACCAAACTCCAGGCCTGGCCTGTTACAATTTCATCAAGACTGAATTGACTGTAGGCAATTGAACATAGCCATTTATATACTATGTCTTCACTGGGCATGACAGGGTTTTCAATCTGTGACAAATCATTACCACACACAGGATCTGCCGCAGTGGGGGCTAGGCCAAATGCTGGAATACCGTATTGCACGGCTTCTACTGTTGCAATACTGTTATAGGTGACCAATGCATAGATATCGTCGTCTAAGGCATCGTAGATGGTGTTATTTGTACGCTCGCCTCGACCAGCCTTTTCCCTCCAGACAATTTCTCTATCTGAATGTTTTTTAATTGTTCTTTCAACTTTCTCAATCCACTTTTCACGATTATGTCCATAATACTGAAATGGTTTTTCAGTTGGAAGGACCACTAGAATTTTTGATCCCTTACGCCGCCAGCCCTTGTATTTCAGTGTTGGATTAAATTTGACCAATTCCTTCCAACGATCGTCGGGCACATCCATGATTGTGGAATGTTGCATGGAATTTTTTACGATACGATGATATATTTTTCTACCTGTAAGATTGTTGTCACAGCGATAGTTTCCAAGATATCCAGTTTCAATAAAGTAGTAATCTTGTCCGTGTTCCTGAACAAATTTAATTATTTTACCTGAACTAATTCCACGTACCAACACCGGGGTTTTGATAATATCTTCAGCTTCCTCCCAAAATCTATTTTTAGCAACAAATTTGCTGTTGGGGTAAGCTGACATAACCATGGCAGGATAATCTGAAAATTTTAAACAGCGATCAAATTTTTCATTTTGATTTACAATATATTGACGAAACTCTTGACCTAACTCATCTCCGCCCTGGCGTTTAATGGAATTTCTGATTTCTTTGGTCAGTAGCTCTTCGGGAATTGGACTCATGTGCCATTGTTGTTCAATTTGTCTGAGAATGTTAACTTCGTTACGAAGTTTTAGCAAATCTGTAACATTGTGCTTGAGTGCTGATTCAATTGTGGTATGATGTTGTTTATATTCATTAGCAGGCCACCGATCAACTAACGCCACTGGTAAAATCATAGCATATTCCTTTGCAAGCAGTATTCAGTCAGAATACGTTCTCTGTGCCATTCATCACCTTGTGGGGTGTCAGCAAATTCTTGAAAGCACGGTGTGCCCAGTGTGTAATGTAGCAATTTAGCATCCCGATTAATACCGTACTCATCTGGTAGCCAATTCCACTCAGGTGGCAGTTCACCAATGCGAGCATCTTCTAACCACGAGAAGCGGTGGAGCTCACTGCCTGTGGATTGCTGGACGAACTGGGGAGTAAGTCGCCTGTTAGGAAAGCTATTACAATTCCACAGAATAACACTACTCCAATTTTTTCGAGGATAGTCTTCATTTGGTGCTCCTAGGTATTTTACAGGCATGCGTGTTTTGTAGTCGTGCTTGACTACCATCACATCCATGTAGGAATTTTTTAAATCCCATAATTCAGTAATATCGCCACGCACAATCATATCACCGTCTATGAAGATTGCCCACCCTTCATAGTCCATCAAGTGCGGTACAAGAAAACGTGTGTATATAAAATGATTACTGCCGTCAGTATGAGTTTCGTCGTAATCTCGAAACAGATTTAGTGCCACTGGTATAATTGCTACTGGTTTACTGGCATTGCGTATGATACTGTTGACACATGTATGATATGCTATTGCTTCTCTAGGATCATACCCAACAAATACAGGAATAGGTTTCATCGGCGTTCAATGTCCTCTTCCACACAATCTTCGCCATATTGTATTTCAATCAACTTTAACGGTTTGTCAGTTTCGTTGCACAGTTGATGCCATTCATTTAGTCTGATCCATGTCGACTGATGCTTTGCCGGGCTTGCCATTAAGTCACGGTCTGTGCTATGCGGATCCACTGTGTATACTGTGGCTTCGCCTTCGGCCACAAACCAAAACTCAGCACGTTTTTCATGGCGTTGCATACTAAGGCAAGTTTTTGGGTTTACCGTGAGTTCTTTAAGTTTTGTATGCGTGCCAACTTCGTGCAACACACGATAGTACCCCCAGGCTCGGCCCGTCTTGGGCTTTTTCCAGTCTTCAAGAATCCAACTTGAGCTATTCTTCTTGTCCTGACCACCAACACCAAACACAAATTCTACACCTTCAACAACCATTTCAGGGATGTTATCTTGAGTACGATCGCCACCATTGGCAAACACAATATCTGCTGTGGGATAGCGAGCTTTGATCAGTCTGATAGCATCACAGCTGGATCCATCATCGTCGTTGTAAACAACAACTTCGTCAACCATTGCAAGATTACCTACTATAGTCATTCGTTCTTGCAAAGGCATGAAAGGCCTACCTTTCTTACGGGCAAGCCATTCATCAGAATTAAGTCCCACAACTAACCTATCCCCAAGTGCTCGAGCAGCCTTGAAATAGGCAATGTGACCGGAGTGCAGTGGATCAAACCCACCAGTGACAACAATTATTTTCATAATGATATTTATGTACGTATATAATACTAAATATCAAATCTCCCTATGAACCAAACTCCTATAAACTGTGCCTGCGTGATACACAGCAATGCGTATGATTGGACCTATGTTGACCGACTGCATTCTATGTTGTCAAGAAACTTGTCTCGCCCAATAAAACTACATGTTTGGACTGAAGCCAGCAGGCCGGTACCAGACCACATGATCAAACACACACTGGAAGAATGGCCCGGTGTCGCTGGACCAAGACGGTCTTGGTGGTACAAAATGCAATTGTTTAACCCAGACACATTTCCGGGGCAATTGTTGTATTTTGATCTTGACACTGTTTTGGTAAAATCAATTGATTGGATACTGGATTGTTCTCCTAGATATTTCTGGTCTATTAGGGATTTTAAATACCTGCAACGCCCTGATTGGCAGGGCATGAATTCTAGTGTAATGTACTGGAGCAACGCAACACATCCTTATATTTGGAAGCAATTTCTTGACAACGATCCCATGGAAATTATTCGGAGGTATCCCGGGGACCAGGACTTTTTAACTGAAGTTGTGCCTGCAACAAATCTACGTTTCTTTAACGAAAGTCTGGTACAAAGCTGGCGCTGGCAAGTAAACGATGGGGGGATGGACTTGAGAACTCGTACAGTTCGTCGTCCCGACGCAGGGGCTATTCTAGATGAAAATGTAAGCATAGTGGTTTTCCACGGTAAGCCCAAACCACATGATGTACAGGATCACAAGATTGTTCAACATTGGGTTTGATTCTCTAATTCAATGATAAATAAAGATAACAACGGAGATATATTATGGCTCAAAGATGGCAAGAATTATTAGGGGAAGTTGTGGGCGACCCAACAAATCCAGCAACACTTGTGGTAAATTTTAATGACACAGAAGTATATTCTGGTACTGTACCCACAATTGCACCTTACACTGAAGAAAAAAGAGTAGACGGTGTAGCACTATGTAAATGGCAAACTGACGTTAGCTTGGCTGGAATATTACCAGTATCGGTTACTGTAACAAACGGTGATTTAAAATTAAAACAAATCACAATTGGCAATTTCCCGCCCCCAGGAACTCCGGACACTGACCCAGAACCCGGGGCCACTTTCATGCAAATTGAAAATATTGACATACCTGCAGGCGATACAAAAACTAATGTTCGTATTAACGGTATTCCGGTAACTAAAAAAACCACTAGTCCAGATCAAACTGGTGAGTGGGTATGGTGGGTGCCTGCTGGATCTACTATAGAATTTGATTATGAGTGCCAGGCAATTGCACCAGAATCAACCCCTTGATACATGCTATAACTACACCAAAAACCCTGCCCCGAGCAGGGTTTTTCTTTTGTGCTTGACCTGTAATTCTAGATGTTGTACAATGCATTTGCAGTCTAAAAAAGAGGCAAAAAACCCAGGTTTTACAGTGTTGTTTTTGTACAACACTCGCTAAAAACCCAAAATAACTAGAGGTTGACCAGAAATTGCCCATTTGTTACAATACGAGTATAGTAATTAAAAAGGAGCTAGATAAATGACTCAAGTACTAATACGCAACGGCAATTACCGCAACAAATCTGTGCAAAACATTGCCTTTACATTAGTTAAAGATTACACAAAAGGTGCACGAGGTGGGTTTGTTACTGTAAAAAGTGACGGCTACTTTGGCGCAGAATTTGACGTGGTGCGTGTCAAAGTTGACAGCATGGAACAAATTGAAATTGTTGGAGAACATACAGTGACAGCTACAGCCGCAAAAAACACAATTGATTTTGTAAAACCCCAGGAAACTGAGGAAGAAGCAATGACTCGTATCCGCGAGCGTTTTGAGATTCTTACAGAGATGACCAAAGCCGCAACATCAGGCGACATTCGTGCCATGATTGTATCAGGCCCTCCTGGTGTGGGCAAGAGCTACGGTGTAGAAGCCGAAGTTGACAAAGCTTGTTTGTTTGACAAACTGTCAGGCAAGCGACTCCGTGCAGAAGTTGTCAAAGGTAGTGCCACCCCAATTGGCCTGTACCAGACCCTGTACAAGTACTCAGATGCCAATTGCGTCTTGGTGTTCGATGACTGTGACAGCATCTTGTTAGATGACGTGGCACTCAACTTGTTAAAAGGTGCCCTGGACTCAGGCAAGAAGCGTAAAATTTCCTGGTTGTCGGAGTCCAGCACTCTGCGCAGAGAAGGCATCCCAGACAGTTTTGAGTTTAAAGGTAGCGTTATCTTTATTACAAACTTAAAGTTTGACAAAATGAAATCGCAAAAATTGCGGGATCACTTGGATGCATTGCAGTCACGCTGTCACTATCTGGACTTGACCTTGGACACCATGCGTGACAAGATCTTGCGTATCAAGCAGATTGCCAAAGATGGCGTACTGTTCCAGGACTACGACTTTAACGAGTACCAGCAAGACGACATCATTGAGTTCATGAACACCAACCAAGCTCGCTTGCGTGAGATGAGCTTGCGTATGGCGCTCAAGATTGCAGACTTAGTCAAGAGCTTCCCTGCAAAATGGCGCTTGATGGCCGAGACAACATGTATGAAGAGTGCCTAAGATGTCGTGGATGATTGTATTAAATGCAGTTGTCATGGTTCTGTGCTGGAACTGGGCCACCCGGGATTTTGAAAATGGCAACACGGCTATGGGGTGGCTCAACATATTCTTCTCAGCGTGGAATGGGGCATCAATAGCAAGTGCCATTTTTTAAAGGAATCAATGATGTTTGAAAAATTTGCAGTTTGGTTTGGAACGTATCGCAAGCCCATTGGCTATACAATCGGTGGTATCAATGTGCTAAGTGGCCTACAGTATTTTGCGCAAGGTAACACCGCACAAGGTTGGTTGTTTTTCATGATTGGTTACATTATACTTCTTGACACCTGGGACAACTAAAATGAATCAACAACTTCTTGAATTACAGAGCCAGTGCATTGTGCGTGAACAACGTGGCACTAGTGCTTTTGATAGCTATATGGTGGATCGGTTTGATACTGAAAAGTTTGCCAAGTTGGTTGTTCAAGATTGTGTTCAAACCTTGGTTAACTATGGTTACACTGATGCGGCCAAAGCCTTGAGTGAGGCTCAGCTGGGCCCTGACCCCGAGTGGCAGACTTATCAATTTCCGGACATTTAAAATTAAAGGTCACAAATGAACAAGCAACTCAGACAATTTGAAAAAGAAAGCGGTCTTGAAATCTACGGACTTGGTGCAAAAAGACCTCAGTGGGAAGCCGCGTTGGAAAAGTATGCTGAGTTGATTGTACGGGAATGTGATCGTTATGCCAGGGGTGCCTGGGAACATGGTCCGTTACTGGGTAGAGATTTGCTCATACATTTTGATATTGAAAAGATAGAAGATAATTAAGTGTAACCAGGAGATTGACATGGACGTGACCAGAGTTACTGCATACAACAACGAAATATACCAGCGCACAGAGTACAAACGTCTAGAACAGCGGCACGAGGAACGGCGATTAGAAGAACGTCACAACAAACAACAAGCCGAAGTGAACGAACAAAAGCGCATTGAACGCAATCGCCAAATGAATCAACCAGGACAAAATGTAGATCGTATGGCCTAACAGTTTACCGGATTGTCAATTTTAGTCTAGCTCCTAGACAATCCGTTTTTGACAGGTACCCATAAAACGGTACCTGTTTTTTTGACTTGTGTGATGATAAATGTTATAGTACTACACAATGAATATTAATCAACCCAGTAAAACATTACAAATAGAATCTCCACGCAATCTTTATAAATGGGCCCGCGTTTGGAATGCAACCCAACGCAAGTTTTTTGTAGAAGAAGTGCGTATGCGTAGAGAAAAACAAATTGAGGATTTCATAGTTTTAAATGAATTCCGACGTGTGCACTTTGTAACTGATACGGATGTGTTTGTGGACTTTGATCAAGTACAACGTGTCGCAAGTCCCGACCAAGCAGACTTGGTTGTAATAACAGATCAAAAATTCAGTAGGTATCCGTGTGCTGTGTTAGTTGAACAGATACGCATTCTATTAGATCAATGTCCAAATCTTTTTGTTTGCTTGAACAGACATTATATCAATATTGATAATAGTTATATTGACTCTACACTAAGTGACAAGTTGACGCTGGCCATTCCTCAATGGCTGCGTAAAAGTTTGCCCCAAACCAAGATATTGGATCTAAGTCAGGACTACATAGACCATGGGGAAAGCTTTACTTGGGTTATCCCTGACAGACTATTTTATATTCAAAAATGACAAAGCTAATAGAACATTTTCATGAACAGCGTATTCGAACTGACTGGAAAACTCAGTACTTTAGATATCGAGCAGGGCGACTCAAACACCAGTATTGGTTAACAAACAGAAAGAACCCTGATTCAGCAGTACTAGATGAATATGATTATTCTATACTTAAAAATTGCCAACCAGGTACCACTGTATTTTTTGGCAGTGCCGGCTACTACATACGGGATATCTTTCCTGATGTAGAAGTAATTGAAATGCACCCAGTGGTTAAAACCTTTTATCCCGATGCACATATCTGTCTTGACCGTGCTGATATCGCAAATACTGTAAATTTTCGTGCTGATAATTTTGCTGTGGTAAACAATCGGGGAGACCATTGGGTCACACTGCCGGGACTCAACAACCATTTGATTAATTACAGCAAAATAATGCGCCCTGGGTGCAGAGTATTTTACAGTTTTCGAGATACCCAAATGTATGTTAATAGACTTACTGTTGACATGGAACAACATTTTTTAAATTGGGCAATTGATTTATCAGCGCATGGATTTACTTTGGTATGGCATTCGATAGACTTTGAACGGAAAGTGCCAGATGAAAATGGCCATTATGACATGTTAGAAAATCCTGATACCACCAATGGCAATCTAAAGTTCTGGTTTGTGTATCAAGGTAGCCCCTGGGAAGTAATTGCATGATTGAAATTGTGTGTTATAATGGCGGCGCATGTGGCGATCTTGTTACTGCCATGATCGATCCCCAGGAAGCTGTAGTAAATAACACACTGCGTCTAGCACCTGACCGTAGTTTATTGAAAAAGACACACTTGTTTGCCGGTGATCAGGAACGCAATCAGTACCTGGTTCGAGCATCGCAACACTGGAACAGCATCCCTAGTCATGATTTAGAATACCATGTGCGCCAAGCACATGATTTTATTGCCATCACAGTCGAAGATTGGGATACTGCTTTATGGGCAGCCACACGATTTCAACAACTACACCGACCGCATGTGTGGCAAGAAATGGTTGAATCATGTGGCGCAAACAATGTAAAAGGATATGCACAAGTAATGCGGGACTTTTCCAGCTTGATTAAAACAAAAACTCAGCGTATAATACAACTTGAACGTATTGTAACAGGACATGCTGTGGAAGATTTACTACAACTAGTGCCCGCAGTAGATGCAAACATATACCATACATGGTTGCAACAACAAACCGGATTGACAAAATGAAAACAGCAACCATAGTAATCAAAGATGAAGTCAATATCAAGATCGAAGGACTTGATCTAGACATGCGTCAAAGATTGACCAAACAATTCAAATACGAAATACCTTATGCACGATATCTACCAGCTGTGAGACTGGGACGGTGGGATGGCAAAATGGCCTACTTCCAACTGGGTGGCAGTACATTTACCAACTTGTTGCCCGAGATCATCCCTGTACTTGAACAGTACAATTACGACGTTGAACTAGATGACCAACGAGACTATTCAGTGTCGTTTGACTTTGTACCATTTGAAGAAACGTCATTTGCACACAAGTCTTGGCCCAAAGGCCACCCGCAAGCTGGGGAACCAGTCATGATGCGTGACTACCAAGTTGAGATTGTGAACAACTACTTGAACAACCCACAATGCATTCAGGAAGTGGCTACGGGTGCAGGCAAAACTGTTATGACTGCGGCCTTGAGCAGTAGAATTGAACCATATGGTCGTAGCATTGTTATTGTGCCCAACAAGAGTCTAGTGACACAAACAGAAAAAGACTATGTTAACTTGGGCTTGAATGTGGGCGTGTATTTTGGCGACAGAAAAGAATATGGCCGAACACACACCATTTGCACCTGGCAAAGTCTAAACAACTTGTTGAAAGACACCAAGTCGGGCAAAGCAGAATTCACCATACAAGACTTCATGGAAGATGTGGTGTGCGTTATAGTAGACGAAGTGCACATGGCCAAGGCAGATGCACTCAAAACTTTGCTAACGGGCGTGATGTCTAGAGTGCCTATTCGTTGGGGATTAACGGGCACAATACCCAAGGAGAAATTTGAAAGCGTAAGTTTGTTGGTTAGTCTAGGTCCTGTGATTAGCAGACTTGCTGCCAGCGAACTACAGGATCGAGGAGTGCTAGCACAGTGCCATGTAAACATTGTACAACTGGTGGATCACGTGGAGTACAATGATTATCAAAGCGAGCTTAAATACTTGCTGGAAGAATCTGGCCGATTAGATACCATGGCCAATCTAATACAACAAGTTAATTTAACCGGCAATACCTTGGTCTTGGTAGATCGTACCGAGTGTGGACGCCAATTGGTGGAACGTCTGGGAGACAAATCAGTATTTGTATCGGGCGCAACCAAAGCAAAAGACAGACAAGATGAATATGATCAAGTGGCAGACAGTGTTGATAAGATTATTGTGGCTACCTATGGTGTTGCCGCTGTGGGCATTAATATCCCTAGGATTTTTAATCTGGTTCTTGTGGAACCCGGAAAAAGCTTTGTCCGCGTTATACAAAGCATTGGGCGTGGCATAAGAAAAGCCGAAGACAAGGATCATGTTCAGATCTGGGACATAACCAGTACCTGCAAGTTTGCCAAGCGTCACTTGACCAAACGCAAGCAGTTTTACAAAGAAGCCAACTATCCTTTCACACAAGAGAAGTTGGAATGGATGAAAATTTGACATTTACAATTATACCTGCTATACTACACTCATGAGAATACTAACACTAGACAATCGGCCCTACAACCTTGACACGCTGCCAGAAGAGGTAGACGACATGAGGTTTGCTATCCTAGATAATTCGGACACTTCTAATCCTGACTATTACTACATACCTTTAATCTTTCTAGAAAGCTTTGCGGCTCCTGCATTGATATTGCGTGTGGGCGAGGACACAATCAAGATGCCCATGGATTGGCAGATACTTATTGGTGAACCCGATCTAGGGGACCTTGAAGTGTTACCTTTAACGTCAATCAATGATCGAGGATTTAAGGTATTTCAATTCAATCCCTTGAGTAGCTTTAGGCCCAGTTTCCCTGAGATTGAAATTGTAGACGTGTACCACGAAGTCACATGGTATGCTCCTAAACTCAAGAACGGACAGATGCTGGCAGTCCCGCTGACAGATCATAAAAACCCCGACTGTGTTTATTTTGTAAAAGATGTAAGTAGAAATTGCGAAATAGTCGATTATAACAAGGCTTGGTAATCATGGAACAATACGAAAAAAGTGGACCCCCGGTAAAAGTTGCTGTTGAACAAAAAACTGACCACAGTCAGGATCTTAAAGAATTAATAAAAGCACAAAATAGTCGTATTGATTTTCTTGAAAGAGAACTAAAGAGACTCAAGGCAAGAGTCGACGATGCAACTGCAATGATTAATCGACGCAATGGATAAACTTAGCATACACAACGAAATGGCATGTCTTGACCGCAAGGATCGAGACTTTTACGACAGTCTGACAGATGAAGAACGCAAGAAGTTCAGCAACTATCTAATGATTCGATGGGGGTCGGCTGTGCACGGCAGCCAAGAACTACAAGAATACTATCTACAAAGTTGCAATCACTATCTCAACAAACACTTTTTTGCCATAAACCGGCATCCCAAATTGCAATGGTTGTGTGCCACAGCAGTGAGTCCGGGCATGGGTACGTTTAAACACCAGTGGATCTCGCCCAAAAAGAAAGATGACAACAAAGCCAATGCTGGTACAAAGAAAAAACAATTGATGAACTTGTACCCCAACATGAAGGGTAGTGATGCAGAAACACTAAGTCATTTGGTGTCACAAAAAGACATCGACGCACATCTCAAGGATCTAGGCCAAGATAAATGACTTACCAATGTCGTTACTGTGAAAAAAGTTTTATAAAAGAAACCAGTCTAGCAGTTCACGTGTGTGAGGCCAAACGCCGACATCAAGAACAATCTGAAGTAGGTGTTCAACTGGGCTTGCAATCTTATTTGCGATTCTACGAAATCAGCCAAGGATCAGCACGACTAAAAACATTCGACGACTTTGCTAAATCACCTTACTACAAGGCATTTGTAAAATTTGGGCGTTATTGTGTAGCTATCCGTGCTGTGAATGTGTCTAGATTTATAGATTGGGTAGTTAAACAAAATAAAAAAATTGACAACTGGTGCCGGGATAGTGTTTATACAGAATACCTAGCTGATTACTTGCGCAGTGAAAACATATCTGATGCACTGGCTCGTGCAATCGAACACAGCATAACCTGGAGCGAGGAAACCAACAACCCATCGCATGACTTTTTGCGTTATGGCAATGACAATGCAATATGTCATGCCGTTGTATCAGGTCGCATAAGTCCCTGGGTAGTGTATAATTGTGCATCGGGGCAAGAGTTTCTTGCTAGACTGAACCCGGGACAAATTTCCATGATTTGGAATATTATTGACAGTGATTTTTGGCAAAAAAAGTTTCGTGACTACGTAGCTGATACCGAGTACACACGAGACATATTAGCAAAGGCAGGATGGTAATGAGCGCAGATATTGACATTGATTTTGCCAATCGAGATCAGGTACTTGGCTTGATTAAACATACTCCAGCAAGACAAGTAGTTGACGGTCGTGTGCGCCGACACAATTCAGGTGTGTATGTTACAGACATACCACAAGATATTTTGAACAACTGTGCAGCCATAGATTACGAAACAGCAGAGACTCGTGGCTATTTTAAAATAGACTTTTTGAATATGAGTGTGTATCAATTGATCAAAAGTCCTGAACACTACAATCAAATGCTGACAACTACTCCACCCTGGGATAGATTGTGGCAAGACGCTGTCTGGGCAAGCCAACTGGTACACGTGGGCAACTACACTGAATTATTGCAGAGCATGCGCCCAACAAATACACAACAGATGGCTGCATTTATTAGTATTATTAGACCAGGTAAAGCACATTTACAAAAACAATCTTGGCGTAATGTATTTGACTCAGTATGGGATGGAGATGACAGTCGAGGTTACACTTTTAAAAAAGCACACGCTGTGAGCTATGCTGCCTTGGTAGCACTACACATGAATTTATTAAATCAAGAATAGTAGTCGCTGTAGCGCCATAGGTGGTCCCAGACAGTTAGTTCAGCTGGGCTAAGGGCATATTTTAACATATCATCCCAGTATTGATGATATCTCTCTGGAGCATCTATTGCTAGAGTCTGGCATAGTATTTTACTGCCACCTGGTACAAATATATCGTCATAGTGAATGTTGAGATGCGGGACTGTTACAGTCTTGTCAAGACTTGGGTGATATCTTTGAAATGATTCAATTAGATAGTTAGCACGATCAGTGTTGGTAATGTTAGTCGCGCCAATAATTTTGTCAATGTTCCAAACTGGTTTACCGCCAAAATAAACCATTTTATCTCGGTCTTGTTTCATGTAAGTCTTGACATGAAATTCCCAGGCTATTCTATTTTTGTACCGAGTGTTTGCGGTATCAATGTGTAGTATTTGTACACTGTTATCATTGATCTGTGGGAGAAGTTTGTCAAGCCCCACCCCGTGCCCAGACCCGGCCCAAGTCAGTCGACTGGTGTTTGACAGAACTAGTTTTTTAGTGTTGAGTATTTCAGTTAAAGGGAATCCAGAATCTAATGGTTTAAGAGACCACTGGTCACCAGCACTGCATCCAGTGTTTATATCAATGGACCAATGGTTGTTGAGAAAATTATCCAAGAGTCCCAGCCACCCGGCCACAAAGTCCATTCTGGCACCACCAACTCCAATGGCTAATAATACCTTTATTTGGTTATTCAATCAATTTTTCTTACTAGTGTTATTGAGCGCCGTTTGCTTCGTCTCTGCGAGATATCATTGAGACTGCACACAGGGCCATGCAATATTTCTAAATCTTTGTTGGCAAAAGTTTTAAGGCAGGGCCGGAATCGTTCCCACTCAGCTTTTAAAAATATGTTGATAGGCACACTGCGATTGCTTTCCCACCACCAAGTGGCTGCTAGATCCAGGAACACACGACGGTCGGCATCAGCATTTATGCTGCCAAAATCGTAAATAGTAGTAACGTTAACGTCTCTGTTTTGAACAATGCCCACGTATTCCACGTTGGAATATATGCACATTGTAATAAACGGATAATGTTCGCTTAAAGTACGGAACATGTTTTCACCCATAAATACCTCTAGGACTCCTTTATGTATTCAACCACAGCCTATTTATATCAACAAATCCAGACGGTATTATTGGTGGACATCACGGGGGCATTTTTTGACCGGAGGTGGGACCCAGTGTACGCTAAAAATTTAACTCTCAACTTGGGAGTGGACAATGTTTTATTGTTCCAGTTCCAAAATCAAGATCAGAAACCTGTAAACATTACAGGTGCTACTTTCACGTTTAGAATGATCAGCCAAGACGGACAAAATCTTTTGTTTGCCAAAGAACTGGTAAGTCTAAGCAACACTCTAGGGCGAGCCAAGGTAACAATTACCTCTGCAGAAACTCTAAACTTCCAAGCACAGCCTGCTAGCTGGAGTCTTGAAATATCCTCGGGTGTACTGGATCGAGCAGTGTTTACAGATGATCAAGCTGGTGCACGTGGTGTTATCAACATTGTGGATTCAGTTTATCCTGCATTTGTGGCCAGTGATGTGCTGACCATTCCCACTGGACAGCCCACACAAGGAAATACATACTATACCAGTACTGTAAGCACCAACGGCGCAGGATTGACTACCTTCCAGCTAGACTCATTAAAGTTTACCGGTAACCTACAGGTGCAAGGTGCAACTTTCTCACCAGACACTAATCAGGAATGGTACAACGTTGCCTTTGAAGATTTAAAAACTGGTAACACTGTAGATCAGATAAATTTTACTAACAGCACCGAACGCTTGGGCATAAATGTAGAAGGATACCATCCTTACATTAGGCTTGAACTTGGTATCGACAACGGTAATATTGATCTTATACAGTATAGATGAAATTTAATAAAATTGTAGCATTTGGAGATTCGTGGATCTGGGGCGACGAACTGCTTGATCCCGAATTAATCACACATGAACATGCACACCCAGTTATAATAGAAAATGTACCTTATCGTGAAGGTAACTGTTTTCTTGGCCAGCTAGGCGCACATTATGGAGTGCCAACAGAAAACTTTGGTATTCCGGGCGGCAGCTTGCAAAGTACTATTTGGACTTACCTTTGGTGGCGCGAACACGAAACTATCCCGCTTGATCAATGCGCGGTACTAGTTGGATTAACTGATCCCAACAGACAAACATTTTACAATCCCGATCATGTGGCCTATTCTAATGACCCTCCTTGGAATCGATTTGTACACAATGCTTGGATCCATGGTGGTGGAGCAGGCCCTAGTTCCATATGGACACAAATGGTCAAACATCACATGGCATTAACTGATTGTGATGCCGTACACAAATTGAATTACCAACAAACAGTGCTGTTTTTTGAAGGGCAGTCAAGATATGAAACAGGCCCTTTGTTGCAGTTTAACACCATGTTTGGCATACTAAACATGCCATGCTCGACACTTATCTGGCCAACCCAATCACTGGATCATGTGTTACGCTCATGTGCCAACCATGATGATTTGTTTGCCCCTCAAGGGCACCCGAATGAAAAAGGGCATGCGGTTCTCCGCGATAGCTTGATTATTGAACTTGAACGTGCTATACTAGCACAGTGATTGACATACTTTCTTATCTTCCAGGTAAACGCAAACAAACACCTAGTGGTTGGGTGAGTTTTAATGCTGTGTGTTGCCATCACAACGGAGCCAACACTGACAAGCGTGGGCGTGGTGGACTTAAGGCAACAGATCAGGGTTGGAGTTATCACTGCTTCAATTGTGGATACACCGCTAGCTTTATCCTTGGCCGCTCAGTGAGCTTTAAAGCCCGCAGGCTCTTGAGCTGGATGGGTGTTCCAGATAATGAAATTGAGCATCTCAATCTGGAAAGTCTCAAACATCGTAACATACACGGCATACTAGAAGATCGTCAACGAACATTTAACACACTGAGTGCTATTGAATTTGAAGAGCGTGACTTGCCACCATTTGCTGAGTTGTTAACTGAACAAGGCACGTACCGAGAATATGTACAATCTAGGTGTGTACCTGATGACTTTCCAATCATGATACAACAACAGAATGATGGCATACACTGGACACGCCCACATGTGGTAATTCCGTTTACCCATAATGACCAGATTGTGGGTTATACATGTAGATTTCTCGACAACAAACAGCCTAAGTACATTTCCGACAGCCAGCCCAACTATGTGTTTGGAATGGATTTGCAACATGCTGATTGGGAACATGTACTGGTAATGGAAGGCATCTTTGATGCGCTCAGCATTGGCGGTCTAGCAGTAATGCATAATACCATTAGTGATGGGCAAGCAAGACTCATACGCAGTCTAGGTAGACCAGTTACTGTAGTACCTGACATGGACGCCGCAGGTGTTGCACTAATTGATCGTGCAGTAGAACTAGGTTGGGCAGTTAGTATTCCTGATTGGCCCAACCATGTTAAGGATGTTAATGATGCAGTGATTGAATACGGGCGGTTGGGTGCGCTACTGACTATAATGCAAGCTAGGGAAACTAGTAAAATCAAAATTGAATTAAGGAAAAAACAACTTGTTAAAAGAATACGGACTTGACGTCCAAAAACTATTCCTTGAAATGATGCTTGAAGACGCACAGAGTTATGTGCGGGTACAAAACATCTATAATCCCAACAACTTTGACAAGAGTTTGCGCAAAGCCGCAGAGTTTATCGAAGAACACAGTGACAAACATAAAACACTGCCTGACCGCACACAAATTGCAGCCACAACTGGCGTTAAGCTAGAACATGTACCTGACCTAAACGAAGGGCACTTTGCTTGGTTCATGGAAGAGTTTGAGGCATTTACCAAGCGCCAAGAACTTGAACGTGCAATTCTCAAGGCAGCAGACTTGTTAGAGAAAGGCGAGTTTGATCCAGTAGAAAAACTCATCAAGGATGCTGTACAAATATCACTTACCAAGGACATGGGTACAGATTACTTTGATGATCCTGCGGCACGTATCAACAAATACTTTAACTCAGGTGGACAAGTTAGCACAGGCTGGCCACAACTGGATAGATTGTTGTATGGTGGATTCAGTCGAGGTGAACTCAACATCTTTGCAGGCGGTTCAGGTTCAGGTAAGAGTCTTGTTATGATGAACATTGCGCTTAATTGGTTGCAACAAGGACTCAGCGGCGTTTACGTTACACTAGAACTATCAGAAGAACTTACTAGTTTGCGAACAGATGCCATGTTGACTAACATGAGTACCAAAGACATTCGCAAAGATATTGACACTACAACACTAAAAGTCAAGATGGTGCAGAAAAAGTCTGGGCAGTATCGTGTGAAAGCATTACCAGCACAAAGCAATATCAATGACATTCGCAGTTACATTAAAGAAGTACAGATCCAAACAGGTATTCGAGTAGACTTCATGATGATTGACTACTTGGATTTGCTGATGCCTGTGAGTGCAAAGGTCAGTCCCAACGACTTGTTTGTAAAAGACAAGTATGTGTCAGAAGAACTGCGTAACTTGGCCAAAGAGTTAGGCATCTTAATGGTAACTGCATCACAGTTGAATCGATCGGCTGTGGAAGAAATTGAATTTGACCACTCACATATTTCAGGTGGTATCTCTAAAATCAACACAGCAGATAATGTTTTTGGTATCTTTACTAGTCGTGCCATGAAAGAGCGTGGCAAGTATCAGATTCAATGTATGAAATCTCGAAGCTCGACCGGCGTTGGTCAAAAAATTGATTTGGAGTATAACATTGAAACCATGCGTATTACTGATGAAGGCGGCGATGAAGGTAACGGATCTCGAGCACCCACCAGCTCAATTATGGAGTCAATCAAGGCCAAAAGCCAAGCCCGCTCTGCTGATGAAGTTGAAGGTAATACCAACGCCAAATGGGAACGGCCTACAGGAACCCCGGCTTGGGAGCAAGCACCCAAGGTTACAGCAGACATACAAAGTGCCAAGTTGAAACAATTGTTGGGACAGATCAAACAATCCTAGCTGTTGTATTGAGTAGCAATTTGCAGTAAAAATTCCTTGTCTATTGGACGCTCAATAGAATCAATACTCCACAACCGGTCAGTCTCGGCCAATTTGTTATTGTGTTCGTATTTGTATATACAATAGGCAGCAAACCAAGGGGCTTGTGCAAAATATTGATCAGGAATAGTAGACACAATGTCTGACATTTCAGTACCTGCAAGAGGTAATTCAATACCAAGTTGTTGTTCTCGATAGCGGGCAACAATAGACCTCATGTTGTCACTCATGGCACGGTTGAAATACTGTTTAAAAACTGATTCAATGTATTCTTCTTGTAGTATATGATCAAAGTTTATTACATTTAGCATGGTATTGTTTACGGTATCTTGCTGAAACAGGCCAACATATTCTTGTATGTTATAGTAGGCCCGATCATACCAAGCAACTGGGTTAAGTTGCCAATTTTTGTGTTCTTCGGTTAACTGGTGTTCTACCAAGAGTTTTTTATAAAACACATTGTAGGCAGCATGATAAATTTTGTCATGTGCTAATATAGTAACAACTGTTTGAAATGCCGATGTATCAAAATTAGGAATAGGGTGGAGGCAAACACAGTTAATTGTTGGATCAACCACTGGCGGTGCATCATACAACCCAGGCCACCAAGGATCAATTCTGAATGACACAACAGTTGGTTGATCATCTACTAGAGATTTAAAATAATGGCCGCTTAGGCCTTCTCGAAACCAGATTAACGTTTTCATAATTTTACAATAGTAAACAACAAATGAAAATCTTTACAACTGAGCGTGTTGACATGTGCTGATGGTAGCCGTTGACACAAGTGATCAACAAAATCAAATTTTAAATAATTGAATTTGAGTTTTGTAGGATCTAGCCCAATCACAAGCTTGGGATGATACTGCAACCAAAGTTCGCAAAAGCCCACAAACTCGTCCATGGTACAGTAACGATGTTCATCTGAGAAATATGCCAACACGGTCTGCGGCCCAAGATAAGTGGGATGCCATGTCATGATATCATGCTCAATATGTACATCAGTCCAAAAGTTTTTGCTTAACGGATTTGACTCTACTGCAATACAATGCCTGGCATTGTTGGCAAAATACCACCCAGCACTGTTGATAGAAACAAAGTCACCATCTAGTTCCTGATCGATCATAGTGGCCCAGGAAGGCTCAGTAAACGCAATGTTTCTTCTTTTCATACGCCAGAGTTTGATCAACGGATGCCCTTGTGCATACAATCTTGTTTGTTGCAACGAGTGTATGTCAAGTTGGCTATAGTGATTAATTACGCTCATAAACAAAAATATCTAGTCCATGCATACCCACAAAATGATTCCCATTGATTTCTGGGCAGTCCCATGCTAGAGGTTGAAACGGTTTTGAAATATGTTGTACTATCTGCCGAATACTTTGTCCTAGGTCATCGTGATAGTTAATGTTTAAGTCATTAGTTGGGATAAACTCGTAACGATTTATAGCCAAATAAACTGCTTGAACATTGTCATGCAACAAAGAATCAACATACTCAACAAAGTGTCGTGGTGTTACCCCTATCAGGCTGTTGATGATTATCACTCCAGTGTAATCAGTGTTGTTTATTACAAACTTTTTGTTGCAGTAATTAAAAAAATTATCCGAAAACCCTTGCCAACACCATGTTAAATTTTGGTATTTTTTTAAAAAATTAACACAAGCTACTTCTTGTGCAAGTAACACATCGGTATTGCCCACTTGCTTGTTACGCCAATAAGTGCCACTAATAGTAGCATGCATATCAAAGTAGTTGATAATCTGATTGGCAATAACTAAATTCCACTCTGGACCGGGGTGCACCCTTAACATTCGAATTGCATGGTCGCCCGGTGCCAAGTGCTCGTAGCCTGCTACAGGGACAAAATCCACGCTGTCGGGGTCTATGGCAATTTTATTGGGGTGGCTGGTTACCCAATTCGGAAACTTACTGCCACTCCAATCAGTTAACAGCCAACACCATTTTTTACCTGCTAACAACCGAGTTATTTTGTTTAGTATGTCACAAAAGTTTTTGATACAAATTTCATTGTCTAGTTCAACATAGCTGTTGGATCGATTGCCCTGGCGATTTATATGCGTGAATTGTATCACCCAATAATCTATGTTTAGATCTGTAGTGACCAAAAATTCCACTTGTTCCAGCATGGTTTGATTACTGGATCTAAAACATCCTTGGCCTAGATTCCATAGCTTTTTGTTGAACTTTTGTGCTATAATACTTGAGAATGATTGTGATAATTCAAGTCCGTGCCCGGTAGCAATACTGCTACCTAAACATACCAATAATGGATCTTTGTCGGTTATTTCAAAATCTTCCAAGGATCGATAACCTTGATTGTTGAACGTATAATCAATGATATTTCTAAAATCAGAGCCGTAACATGTCATAGACTCGCCACGCAAATCAAATTGACTGTGGTAAGGTTGGGGGAAGGCGTTGTCCATCCCAATACTTATAGGTACCATTTCACTAAATAAATAAAAATCAAACAATTATGCAGAAAAAAACACGGAGCATCTTAGAAGAACTAGAGTCAATCTATTCAGAAAGACATCCTGATCACGACCGTCGGTACATCATTGAAAGTCGTGCAAGCAATGTTATTGCAGGTGCTATTCGTTTGATTGAACAAATTGAATCTAATTACCCACCGGACCAAGCAGAAAACCTAACAAGAAAATTGCTAAACGCCATTCGTGACCGGGACCCAAGTAAGTTTGTAAGATCAGTAAGGCGCACAGATGCAGATTAATGAAGGCGGCAATGTATTTAAAGATGCCCAAGGACAACCCTTAACACAGCGTATCAACAAGGCCGACGTACCTGCTACTGCAGCCTGGTTGGAAAAAGTAACAGGTATCAAATTTCCACAGGATCGCTGGCTGGGATCCACTGGTCGAGCTGCCAGCTCAGGTGACCTAGACATGGCTGTTGATTTAAACGATGTCAACAAAGATCAAGTTGCGGCCAAGCTGTCACAATACATACAAAGCCAAGGACAAGATCCACGTGAATGGGTAGTTAAAAAAGGCGAAGTACACTTTAAGACACCCATTGCTGGCGATCCCAAAAATGGCTATGTACAAACGGACTTTATGTTTTTCCCTAACCTGGATTGGGGCACATTCTTTTATGCTGGCGGAACAGACAGCAACTACAAAGGTGTGTACAGAAACATTTTAATGAGTTCAATTGCTAAATCACAAGGGCTTAAAGTTGGTGCCAACGGCATGTTGAGTCGTACTACGAACCAATTGGTCAACGGGGGCATGGACCCCGACTACGTGGCTAATGCATTACTAGGCCCTGGGCATGATCGCAATGATTTAAAGAATGTAGAAACAATTTATCAAGCTCTAGCAAAAGATCCACAGCGTGATGCTAAACTAGCAGACTTCCGCGAATACTTGGCTCGTGAAGGTTTACAAGAGCCCGGGCAGGTTAAAGAAAGCTTGTACATAGAGTACAACGAAGTCAACTTCTTGGCTCGACTACGTGACCGCATTGTGAACCAAGGCATGCGACCACTTGTAGAAGCTGAACAAGCTGGAGTAGGCGGGCAAGCCAAGGGTATTGAGCACCTGGAAGACATGGTATTCCGCAATGGCACAGCAGGCATTCAGCAGGCACTAAACATTGTGCAACAGGCTGCTGCCGCGCCCGGCGAAACTACAACTGTGAAATGGGACGGTAAGCCTGCTATCATATTTGGCCGCAAGCCTACAACAGGTGAGTTTGTGCTCACAGACGGATCAGGATTTGATGCCAAGGGCTACGACGGATTGTTTACTAGCCCCGATGCTATTACTCGAAACATGGCGCAACGTGATGCTAGTGCTGTGGCCAAGGGCAAAGCAGGCAATCGTGTTGAACAACTAGCACCTATCTATACTCAACTGTGGCCCATGTTAAATGCCGCCTTGCCCCGGGATTTCCGTGGATATGTTAAAGGTGACTTATTGTACATGGATACACCACCTGTGGAAAACGGGCGGTATGTGTTTACTCCCAACACAGTCACATATAAAATTCCTGTAAACAGCGCACTGGGCAAACGTATTGGTGCAAGTCGAGTGGGAGTGGCCATGCACACCATGTATGCAGATCAAAACGCACCACGTGAGCCACTTAGAGGTGTTGAATTTAATCCTGTTCCGGGCTTGTTACTAGCTGATCCTGCAACAAGTGTACCAAGTTCTATTGTACCCGATGCTGGCAAGGTCAAACAGTTACAAAACATTGTGGCCACACAGGGCACCAATATTAACCGTTTGTTTGACCCTGCTGCCATGCGTGATGCCAAGATTGCTGACCTAGCTAAACTTTGTGTAGACTATGTTAACACCAAAGTGGGACAACGTCTGAATCCACAAACACTACTGCCTGAATTTGGTAAATGGTTGCAGGGCAAAGTGACTGCCAGCAAATACAACAACATTGCCAACTATGTAAATGACCCACAGCGACAAGCTGGGATGACAGCCGCATTTGAAGCATTTTTACTACTGCACGACATCAAAGAAGGCATCCGCGGTCAGCTAGATGCACAGCATCCAGGACAAGAAGGCTGGGTCATGGCCACCCCTGCAGGCTACAGCAAAGCAGTGGGACGCTTTAGTTCAGATGCTTTTGCCGCACAAAATCGTGCTAGAAATAATCCTCAACCACAGTGATTTTTGTCAATCGACTAAATAAAAGTAGGCCCAGAAAGGCCACTAACTTAGGAGATTTTTAAAATGGCATATTTTCCACCCTTCAATGGTGATTCGCAACCAGTATTTGCGTTAGACGTTAACAACGGTTCACAAACTGGTACAATCAGCTCAGCTGCCTTGGTGCAGATGGCTGGCCCCAAGCTTGATTACTTCAAGATTATTGTTCAGAACGGTTCCAATCAGAACATCGATTTGACAACACAACTGGGTTCATACTCAGGTGGTGTTTTCACTCCTGGTGTTGTTAACCAACTAATGCAAAACATCCAAAACACAGCTACAGTTGCTATGTATCAAGTTGAAGCTGACAGCTCTGGTCAGATCAGCATTGGTGTGTATCCACAAGCTGCCTGGACTACAACTACATTGCAAGCTAGCCTCCGTGCACTTGGCAACGTTCAAATCACAGCCAGCGATGGCACCGTAACAGGTGTTAACGTTACTGGTACAGACGTTACAACTGCTGGCTTCAAACTAGCTTAATTGATTTAAACTCAATTAGAACCCTGGATT